GATGTATCTTCTATTGTAAATTTCCTGTGCCGTAAAATCCCGAGTTCCTTTTGCTAAACTTAAACACCTTTCTCCTTCCATGGTAGTATCCCGTTCTCTTTTAACACGTCATATATAAAAGCTCTTCCCATAGGAGTCCACTTCGGGCTAATCATGTAATCTTTGTGACCAGTTGGGATAGCTTCTACGTAACCCTTCCCTTGATATTCCACACAGAGTTTCCACGCTTGAGCCCCATTAGGTTTATAGATGATTCCCAGTGCTTTCAGTTTATTGTTTAAGGCTTGAGCTGATAAGTTATATTCACTGGCTATTTCTCTAGTTGAATATCTGCAGTTCTTTCTCTTCAGGATATCCTCTCTATACTTTGAAACTCCCTCTTTTAGAACAACTCTTGCGGGCTTATCTTCCTCTATAACTTCCGGCTCAACTGGGAATAAGTCGTTAATATCATCAGTTATCTCCTTTCTCATTTCCCCAAGTACTTTATCAGCTAGTTTTGACATTCGATTAGCCTTAACTTGATCTAATAATTGTTCTAAAGCTGATTCATAGTCTGACGGTAGAGTATAGGCCTTTTCATCTTCAAACTTTCTCCAGGCTTCTATAATCTTAGCTCTGATCCTATTGCTATAATTAACTGTTGCGTATAGAGTTTCTTCTTTGTTTAGCAGATATCCATTCTCGTATCTCTCAAATTCAGCTCCAAATACCGCTCTCCACATTCCTTCAACTCCTACAATATCTCTAAGTAAAATATCATGGCTTTCTCCAGTTAAGCTTGCGATCTCTTCTGATGTCATTTTAAGTAATCTCATTTTTCCTAGTATTTAATGTTAGCGACTCCGTAATGTTGCAAAGTTAAGACGATCTGATCTGTATCTATAAACCCTGGCAGTAATCTTCTTAACTTCGCTCCTTTGAAATAAATATAATCTCTATCAGCTGTAATCTTTTCTGTATACGATTCATTAGAGTTAGCTGAGAAAGTTAGTCCGTTAATTCTCTTTATTGTTTTTCTGTCTATTGTCACCATAATGTTGTTGTTTAAATGTTAATAAAAATGAGAGAGAAGAGCCTGTTTATCGACTCCTCCCTCTCTAGTTATGAAAAAAGTTGAAAATGTTTAGAATAAGCTCTCTGCATCAAACGGTTTATCATGCTTAGTGTACGCTGTAGGTCGTTTAGCAAAGAAATCATCAGACTCTCCAGAAAATACCTCTTCATCAAACCACTTCATTTTACTGTATTGTTCTGGTGTGATGTTGTAGATTTTATTGTAACCCATTTGAGATAAAGCTGTATCTACTCTGAATTTCATAAAGTTAACTACATCTTCCTTAGTATACCATTCAAATTCCCCTTCTTCAAATATCCAATCTAATAGTTCAGATTCGTAAGCTATGTAGTCTTTTATGATTTCTTCCACAGCTTCCTGACTCTTCTTCATTTCTGGGTGTTCTTGGAAAATTTGGTTTAATAAGAATATTCCAGCGTTTGCATGGCAGTTTCCAGTGATCATAGGTCTTCCATACCCCCGTTTAACGATAATACCACCAGAAGGGACCGTAACACAACCCACCTCTAAATCTGGGGACGCACCCTCAATTAGCTTTTTAGTGTGAGATCTAAGTATAACTTCCCCGATATCTTTGGAGCATAAATTCACCCTATAAGTAGGAGCATAACCTTTCTTTTGATTAGGAGCTAATTTTGTTATATATCCAGCCAATATTCCCATAGCTTGCACTTTCTCAGCGTCACTTAAGTTATTAGTCGAATATATTATGGCATCTTTAGCTATACTGCCGTCCCAATGCGAAAGTTCCTCAATAAATTCTTCAGCATACTTACGATTCACTTTACCTAAATCTACCCAGTCGAAGTTCTTAGGAAATGGATTGGTTGCTAGATCATAATTAAGTTTAAACTGAATATAACCCCTAGAACACTTATTGCTTTCTGAATAATCAACTTCAAGCCTTTTTAGTAACTCTCTCATTCTTTCTATTTTCCTCTCCCTCTTCAAACCGAAAGTTAAGTTCTTACCATTATTTTGACCTATATAATAAGTTTCTCCAGCTTTGTTCTTATTTTTTCTTAAGCATCCATCCGCTTGAGCTGCTATTCTAAGTCTATCCCAATCTGTAAGTTCTATTTGGTTATCACTCTCAAATAAGCCTGTTACTGGAATCATCTTAGTAGAGGACTGGTTAATCTCCTTAAGTGGACTCTTTTTCCAGGTTTCATTCTGCTTATAAATAACATCATGATCTTCCGTCATAGTTACCCCTGAATAAGCATTAGAGAAATCGTATAACTTCTTATCTCCTAGCTTCTTACTAATAGTTTTAAGCACTCTCTCTAACCGAATCTTCCCCTCTTTAAATCCAAACACCTCGTCCCCTACTTGCATATCCTTAATCATTCTCCAGCCTTTTGGTGTAAGTATTTGAGTATCACGAAGATCTAAACAGTTCTCATCTACGGCACTCCAGTTAATTATATTCGCTATATTCTTCATTGCCCCCTTAAATCTGGACATAGCTAGGATATTTGCAAATTGACTAAACAAACTGGAATTCTCAATAACAATCACAAAGAAGAATAGTTTATCTACAAAGTCAATCTCTGGTCCAAAATGCTTCTCAAATAATTCTAGTTTCTTCTTAAATACCGGAACTTCAAGTAACTTTTTAAATTCATCATTATAACCCAAGACCTCTATTAATCGGGAATATGAGTCGCCGTGCCTTATCTCGCTCTCAGCAAACGTCGCCCCAAGGTTGTTAAATTCGGGTTTAGGAAGTACTTTATGAATATCTCCCCAGAAAGGCTTAACCGCTACTTCAACTTGTGCAATAGCTAAGGAATTTCTCTTAATACACTCTTGTTCGTGCGGTTTTAGTTTGGTTTTAAAATCCTGAACATCTGCATCAAAGTTTACCTCAGAGTGTACCCAGAAAGTTTTATTCATTGCGTCTATAAACTGTTGAACCTCTGGGTATTCGAAAGGTTTATATTCTACTCTCTTCTTAAAAATGTCTCTACTCATAATAATTTTCTTTTGGTTGTTCTAATTTTAAAATAATGTCTATAGTTTCTGATATCTTTTGACACCCTTCTTCGTACATAAGCTCATCAACTCCTTCCTGTTTCAGAATCTCCAGTGCGCCTACCATAGTTTCCCTAAATCCTACCTCTGTGGCAAATGCTGGATCCCTGAAGAAATTTAAAACCGACTCCACTGCATCTACTGCCTCTAAATACCAGAAGTAATCCTTTCCTATTCTATCTCTTAAGTCTATCTTCAACTCCCATATCGGACGTAATTTTTCTGGCGCAGTTATAGACCATTTCTCTTCCTTAACTAGATCTACATAAGCCTTAAGCATGCCTTCTTTTATCAAGTTGGAGTCGTCCTTGTATTTTTCCAGTAACTCAACTGCTCTACTCATATAATTTGTTTTTTTAGTTACTTAATTCTTTGTTTTGCATAATCTAACATTTCATCCAACATCTTACACCCCTCTGAATACTTAGGTTTATTGACCCCTCTTATTTTTATTTCTTGAGCTCTCTTCTCTATTCTATCTAAGTGGCATCTCTCAATCCATTCGAATGTATCAACTATTTTCTTGACCCATAGACTATACTGAACCGCTTCCATATACCAGTCATACTCTCCAGCTAAAGTTCCACCTACACTATTTACTAAATCCACTATTGGTTGAATCACAGTATTTGAAATAGTCCCATCCAACTCCTTTAAAATTCTAGATAAACTCACATAAGCATCTAATCGTTCTTCTACAGGTTTGCTTAGTATTCCCTCATACTCCTTCACTTTCTCCTCTACAATCTCCCTGTGTCTTTCTAGTTCTGGAGCTATCAAGTGATCTAATTTCCCTAACAGCACTTCAAGCCTATTAACTAAGTCTTCCGGCATTCTTCTCTTGTTTATATCGTAATAGTCATAGATAGATATTGCACCTTTTGAATCAAATCCCTTCTCCTTATAAATCTTCTCTAACTTGTCGATAGCCTCATAGTGTACCTTTAATTCCTCTTTTGTCATTTCAACTCACATACTTGTTATACATCTTAATCTCCTCCCTAAGCTCACTGATCATCCCAACAGCTACAGGGAATTTAACGTACTTTTTAGCCATGATATCCAACTGCTTTATAACTTCATCTGCTTTCCATGGTGTCGTTCTTAGAATCTCGCTATATTTGTCTAAACGAGCTCTTACTTGCCGGTTCACTATAGGTTCCATCAATCCTTCCATACCTTTACTCATCTTCTTCGTTTAGAGCGTCCATGAACTTCTGCCACACATCCTTTACAACCTCCTTAATTCCCATGACTCCTATCAATAAAACAACTAAGAGATTAATGGCAGGTAGTATGGACGCAATTAACAATACTTTTCTTATTTTCTTACCCTTTAATCCTATCTTCACTCTAAATTCATAATCCGACACAACTGTAACTAAAAATGCGGATAGACCTATGTGAATCAAGATATGGATAAATATGAAAATTGCTGTCTCCATAGTTTAGTAAGTGATTGGTGTTAGTTCCTTCTTAGTTCTACCTCCAATATAGCAAGGGATAGTCAGTTCATACCCTACATTATCTGCCTTAGATGCTTTATTATACACCTCACCATCATTAGGAGTAACTACCATATAATCAAATCCATACTCATACTCCCAATTTAGTTTACTTTTAAGCATTACCTCTGATATACTATTGCTTAGGAAATTAATCTTAATACTAGTAACTACAAATCGAACATAATAAATATCACCTTCCGTTTCACTAGAGAATTTATACCCCTTCCCTTTCAGTGTTGTAGCATCGGTTACATTAGCAGGTACAGGTGGAAGTTTCTCCTCATCTACATTCTTAGGATTACTTCTCTCCATCTGTTTAATAGCATCCTTAGTGAGTCTTAGTGTGTATTCTGCATTACTAGTTTTCTCCACTTCCCAATCCTCATCAGACCAAAATACTTCCCCAACATGAGCTCTCTTAAACGCCTCTTCAAATGTAATGATCTCTTCCTCAGTTTGTCTTGGAGTTATTGCTAATGAATCTTCAACTGCCTGTATACTATCATTAGCTACTCCTTCTGTTTTAACTTCTTTTTCTTTAGCGCATGAAATAATTCCTAAACCTAACAATACGCTTAATACTACTTTTTTCATAACTTTTTACTTTTTTTTTATTAATTAATCTTCTTCTATCTCGTGGAAAACATACAGTATAGTATCTTTTGCAACCTTAAAACCTAACTCTAATGCAAAACCTATGAACACTAAGAAATTTAATGCAGGAGTCACACTTAAGATATACAAGGTTTTTCTCTTTAACTTATTCTGTATTTTCCTATCGCTAATCTCCTGAACAAGAAACAAGCCGCACATTGCATAACCATAAAACAGTACGGCTAACATCAGGATTATCAAAAATATATTCACCATACCTTTACTTTATTTAATTACATTTCCTTTATTTTTAAGCTTCTCTATTTCCTGATCTATAGCTTCTTTATCTTTCGGATTACTCACCAATTTCTTCTGTAAACGCAGCCAAGTAATCTTCATAGCTCTGTAAAAGGGGTCATCGTCGTAGCTCCATGTACAACCCACTTTACTTTCCTTATCTTCTTCCATTTTCTTTATATTCTTTTCGTTCTCCAATTACAGTAAGTTTAACCCTCTCCCAATTTGAATGAAACTTTTTACCGTCAATAACAGGGTATACACTCATAATTGGTTCTTCTCCTTCATTCCACACTAGGTTAAAGTCCAGTTCAAAGTAAGCCTGGCAATCCTCTCTTTCTAAACCTAATACAAACCATGCGTCCTCCCAACCCTGAATAACCATCTCCTCTTGCAAATTGAATGCCTCTCTAAACCCAAAAGCTTCAACCACAAGAAGATCAGTTTTGAAATTAATTATTGCTTCCATCTTTCTTCTTTTTGAATACTGTCGGTTCTGGATACTTAATTTCAGCCTTATAACTCTCAACCTCTCCATTACAACCATATACTACCCACATCTCTCCATCTTCCCCTCTACAATATATGGTGAACTCTAGCTCCGGATGTTTGAATGATATATCTCCTATTTCCTCTTCGCACTGATACCATTTAGCATTAAAGTAAGTGTCTACCTCATCATAATCCTCAGTCTCTAGAAAAGTCAACTCTCCATTATAATCTTCATCTATACTAAACATCATATCCGGGCAAATAGACTTTAAATCCTCTACAAACTTGTCTCTATTTACACCCTTTAATCCTTTTATATGAACATCGTAATCTGTGTAGTATCCCATTTCTGTTTGTTTTTAAGTTTACCATTCATCTCTAAATCCAAAATCTACAGTGCTACACTCTCCATTTTGATACTTCTCCTGCCATTGATATCCGTCTTCTCCATCACAACTAACCATAATCTCTATATCGGGGTATTTGAATGTTAAGTCTCCTAGCTCCTCTTGTCGTTCAGGCCAGGTTCCTACGAATTCTACCCAAAGCTCCTCAGAATCATAAGAACCGAGTGGAAGTATGTGGTTACTGCTCTCAAGAGACTCTACAAACTCTGGACAAAGGAGTCTCATATCTTCAGCTAACTTCTCCTTATCTTTCTTGTAAACTCCTTGAATAACTACATTGAAATCTATCCGGTAACTCATCTCTACAAACTAAGTGAGCTAATATCCGAAATAAGATCCCACTCCTCTGAAACATTAAAAGGTCCCCACTCTGCATAATAATACTTCTCCACTTCATGTTCTATATAATTATCCTCCACACTCTCTACATACTCCTCATCATAATCATCTTTTAATTCTTCAAGGGTTACGTACTCATCACAATCCACCATAAAGAACTCTCCTGTCATATGTGGTATTAGAATTCGGTCTCCTGTGAAATACTTAGCTCCCTTAATTACTGTTCTTACTGCTTCCATAAATAATTATCTTTTTTGATTCCTACTAAATAACCTTCATCGTCAAACTCTAGATTATCTGCACAAAGCTTATTAAATATCTTCTTCCTCATTAATCTATCTTCAGGTTCTCCATAATATTCACAACCATACAATACTACTAATCTGTGAACCTTATCTATCCACTGGTAATCGGGGTGAGTATTTAAGTCTTTAAGGTAGGTCATCCCGTATTCATATTTACCTCTATTATCAAACACTTCATCTACGAGTTCTTCCCTAAACTTAAGCTGTACTAGGTTGTTGTCCTTTTGAATATCTAATACCCTTCTCCACGTATTTACAGCCTTTGAAAGTTCAAAAATCCTCTAACTTCATAAAACCTAAGGAGAGTAACTTTTCGTAATTCTTTTTGTTTAATCGGTATACGCTGTAATCTCCTAGTGATCCTGTTGGTTTCTCTCTAGTTATAAGGATTTCGGCTTGGTTGGATAAGTAGAATGATAGGGACTTAGGCTGATGTATGTCGATAGGAGTTATCATAATGGTATCTGGAGTTTCAACCTTTTTCTGACGACCTATCCAGACTAACTCATTATCAGGAATATGCGGCACCCCAATAATCTTAGACTTAACCCAATCTTCAACTAATTTATCAGGCAGGTTAAACTTATCTCGATCAATCATTATATACCATACCCTATTCTTCTTAACCCACTCTCTTTCCCTTAGTCCAAATCTCTCAGGCTTATAAAATACTTCACCCTTACTTACACTCTCCACAATCCAATTTAACTTCATCTCCAAAACTGAAACACAATCCCCGTAAACCTTAGCTACTCCATTATTCTTACTTAGTGGGGTTATCTTCCAATTCTGCCACATACTATCCACCTCACCAAGACTAGTTCCATCATCAAGAGTTATATCGAAAGGGATTGAAGTTGGAGTATTTTTTGTTAATTTTAAAGCCTCTGGTGCAAGTTCTAAATTCTCTATACCAAACTTACCTCCAAACTGTTTATTCTTGTATTCGACTATCTTCTGTTTAACTTCACTAGCTTTGTCCTTTAGTTTCTGGATATTATGATCGTTTAGCTCTAAGTATTCACCAGTTTCATCTAGCTCTAATTCTCCATCTTCAAATACAAGAGGACATAATAAAGCTACATCAACAAGATCTCTATAACCATCGACACCTAACTTTTCTGACCACTTCATTCTGTCAATCCCATAAGATAATCCCTGGTAAATAATAATGCTATGTCCTATATAAGTTGTGGTAAGTAATCCTAGTTCATCTGAGTATTTAACAGCTCCTATTTCACCAACATTACCATTAGCTTTACCATTTAGAGTTAGAATATCACCAATAACCCTTTTCCACTGATAGTCTGTACCCGCTACTTTAAACTCTAATATTGTACCTCCATCTGAACTAAAATCCCCCTCTTTGCGAATCTCATCATTAACTTTATAGATCAGAGCTTTACCATCATTAACCTTTATATTGTCAGTGATGTTCATTAAAGCTAAGTGGCTGTCCTGAGTAAAGTCTATGTTTCGGTAGTCCTTTATTCTTATCTGGTTGAGCATATAGTTATCTCCCACTTGCTCTACCTGAATATTAACTTCTCCATCAATACCTCTAAAGTAATCCCTTAAACTGCCTTCTTTTACGTCTCTATAGTTTTTCATATTAGTTCAATTTCGTAGTTAGCATCATCTTCCATCGTATCATAAAAATCCACTAGAAACTTGATTAAGTCCTCCTCATACATCTTTTGATCTGCCAGTCTTATCATCTTCTGAACCATCTCCTTAGTCAAGTCTCTACCCGTTCCCCAATCATCCATACTGTGACCTTCTACTTCCTCAAACAATTCAAATAGGTCAGGAGCTCCGTATAAACCCTCGTGAAGTCTTATGTCAGATATTTTACTAGTGTCGAAGGGTTGTATGTTTTTTGGGAATTTTGAAACCTCTAATACTCCATTATTCTCTCTAACATGCTCAAAGTGACTCCCTAAATATATTACCCTTTTAATTACTGTTCGATACCCCATACTTTTCAAAAATTCTGTCTAATAAATCCTCTACAAAATCCCTACAAGCTTCAGTTATGTCGTAATCCTCATCTCCACCATTGATATATTTTAAGACACTGTGAAGGAAATTCTCTACGTCATATTTTTTAATTAAATCTCGCTTGATACACCAAAGTAGAATCCCATACATAGACGAAGTTAACTCATACTCTGTCATCTCCATAGCTCTAATTGGTATAGAATCAGGGTTATTAGGATTATCAACTTCAGAAACTGTTACAGACTCAAGTACCGATTCATAATTGTCCTCCCATAGATACTCATACTTACTCAACAAATCTAATATTAAGTCAAAGTCTCCAGATTCAGGTAAGTTAGCTACTAGTTTCTTTGGGTCGTTGTATAGATACTGATACTTCCCGCTGTTGTTATAGTACTCTCCCATTAATTTAGGTATTTCTTTTTAACTTCATCTACAAATTTATCCGCCTCCATTCTATCCTCAAGCTTTTTCTTTACAGGTTCAGCGTATCTATTAAGCACTTCTAGTAAATCGTCTGTGAATTCTTTGCTCCACTTAACATGATTAAACCTAGCGATAGCCTCCTCTGTTGAAATTATATGTGCATTCTCCTGTAAATCTTTAGCTTCCTCTCCTAGTCTATTGGACTCTTCTTTGATACATGCCATTACTCGGTTTATGCTTCCAAAGATCTTTTCAACTAGCAGGACTTCAACTAATTCTCTATCCACTTTCATATCGTTTAATATTTAGGTATTCCCGGAAGTTGATCGTAATTATAAATCCTCTTAACTAAATAATCTACAACTTCTTTCTTCTGATCATCTAAGTAACTCTTCTTCATATCCCAGGTAAATAAAACATACTTAGAATTATATACTGTAGCTAGATTACCATCAACTCTAAACTCAAAGCTAATCATCTGAAACTTCATCCAATCTAGTACCTCATCTATAGTTATTTTATTGTCAGGTAATTTAAGATCATTCTGTATACGGGTCTCCACTAGATATAACTCATCCACTTGTACTTGCTTCTTACTCTTATGGAACTCTTTAGGATTGATGCCCATATTCTCTAGTTGCTTATCCGTGTAGAGTGCCATGGTTTTGCATCTGTGGTCACCTGAGTAGAGAATCATCCCCTTATCGGTTCCACATTTCTCGTAAAATCTTAGAGGTTGCTCAGGCTTAACTTCAGCTGCCCTAGAATTAGATTTGCATGAAGTTAGTAATAAAAGAACTGCGATTAGGATTAGTGCTTTTTTCATTTTCTTTTCCATTTTATTATTTTAAGGGTTAGTTTAATTGAATTGGAACGTTATATAAGGTTTTTCTATAGACATTTCCAGAAGTTGTATGAATAGCTAAAGTAACTGTTCCATCATAAAATCCCCTAACTCGTGAAGATATGTTTTTCTCTATAGGTTCACCTCCTACGCTTAACTTATGACCATTGAAATTTACTTTATAGTTCTGAGTCCCTAACCAATCATATGTAGAGCGTCTAACTTTATGTGGGTATGGTGAATCCTCTAGAACATAGTCAAACTCAATTAAGTATTCGATTTCCTTTATTCTCTCATCTTCCAACGTCCTAATTGAGAAGTGTTTATATATTCCATCTAGTTCATACGTGTAGTAATTTTTATTTGTGTAGGAGGTATACCACCTTTGTTCTTTTACTAATATCGTTACACCTCCTTCAAATACTATAGGGTTTCCGAACTCATCATAATTACTTCCAGGTGTTCTACTACAAGATGCTAAACTGAATAACGTATAAACTAATGCTGCGATTTTTACTAGGTTTCTCATAATTTCTCTTTTTTTTTTGTTTGTTAATATATTATTTGTGTAAACTTAATTCCGTAATAACCACCTTGATATATAGTACCTGAACCTGGAGTGAAATCCTCATAATCCCACTTAAGCGAAGGAATTTTTACTATATCCCCTACTTCATATTGACCCCAGAAGTTATTTAGTAACTCCCTCAGCTCATCATTTGGTAGATCACTGGAAGACATAATTAAACCTGAATACATATCTTGGTATCTAATGTTAGTAATTTCTCCTTTGTTATTTCTCCAAACCCCTATTAATTGATAAGCTGTTATGTAATAAGCCCCCATATCCTCTATGTTCCAAGTATAGTCAGTTTCAGGTATATCATCTTCATCAAATCCTCTGTAAGTTAGTTCATCCTCTGTTTTAGTTATGATATACTTACTCTGTGCATTAATAGTTAAGCCTCCTACCATCACCAGTATTAGGATTAAGAATGAATGTATTTTCGACTTTTTCATTTTTATTTATTTTTTGGTTTAAACTACGCTCACGACCATTTTCTCTAAAAGTATGGTACAGATTAATATCAAACTCAGGAAATAACGCCCAAGTCCCCTGCTTAATCTCTACTGGTTTGGAAATCATCATATAAACTTCACCTAATTGAATCTCCCCTCCAGTTGCTTGGTATAAGTTGATTTCTGTAAACTCACCCAACCCTTTATACCAAATCTTATCATCATTATCTGTACCTTCTGATACACTAATTTCTTCACCTGTTGCTAAATCTAAGAAGGTAAGCTCTACTATTTTACGCAGGTTTGGATTTTTCTCAAGTACCTTATGATGTCTAAGTTTCCACCCAATTACCATGAAATAAGAATAGCAATAGTGATTATCTTTAGCTGCAGGTAGATTTTGCTCTTCTAACCAAGCTGCATTATCTTTATCCCAATTTGAACCTGTAGAATAAGCATATCTTGGAAAATCTCTAATCGAACTCGCTGTATACAAATCCTTATATTTCCACTCCCAATATTTACTTATATCTGTTCTGTAGACTGAAGTTCTTAATGATGCTGCAGTTAAGGAATCTTGATCTGACTTACTCTTAATATTATAAATCACAAGTTCATCATTTTCCCACACAAACCATATATTAGGATAATCCTCCCTCTTTAGTGGTTTAAATTCTTTTACAGTTTGTCCATGTCCTATAATTACAATAAAGACTAGGAGCAGTTTAATTATTTTATTCATTTTACTGTTGTTGTTAAATTGTTGAAAAAAAAGAAAGTGAAAGGAGCCTGAAGCCGTGCCATAGTTACTCTTAATCGTTAAATCAAAATATAAATCTATAAACACAAGCTCCAAGCTCCTCACTTCCGTTACCCTTTTACGTTAAACAATGAAATCACTGGAAACATCTCATAATTCACTCCTTCAGGTATATCTAACCCCAAGTAAACTCTAGATGATTCAAATGTTTCAAAAGTTTTATCATCATACACCGCTAAGAATAAATCTGTATCTCTAACGGTTTCTTTTGCCTCTAACCCCATCGCTTCTAATCCCTCTACTGCTAGCCTTAATTGGTGAGGATCTAGGAAAATTAGTTTAAATGGAGCCTTTACTTCTGTTCTTGAAATTGACCTCACTTCTTCAATTAATTCATCCAACTGGCATTCTGGGCATTCACACTCTTCATCCTCATCTTCTTCAGTATCCCAGCTTTCAGGTTCATCAAAATCAAAATCTTCATCTGCCCCTTCTAATAGCTTAATGTACAGGTTTTCAAAGGTTCCAGCATTCTTAAGTTCTTCTACAATAGCCTCTTGATCTTGGAACTTCTCATAGATATACATGAACCCCTCTAGACCATTAAGCCAAACAAAATCTTCATCCAGCTCTTCTGCTAGTACAACTTCTCCTAAATCATTAAATACAACATAAGGAGCATCTACTGGGAAGAACTCATCATCTGGGATATTAAATCTTTCATCATAATCCTCTGGCAGCGCTATACCTTGGATTTTACAGAAACTTTTAAACATTGATACCTCAGATTCATCCACCAGAGATACATTTAATCTTTTAATATTTGTCATGACTTTATAATTATTTGTTAGTTATTTTTCCAATTCTTTCTTAACCAATCCACTAGATACTTAGGCAGGACTTCATTCTTTATTGCCCACTTTAAGTAATCTAGTTCTTCAAATACAGGAGTTCCTTTATGTTTACCTATATTCCAACAGATCTTACCGTCTATCCTTACAAGTATTCCTGCAAAGTCAACAGTATTATCACTCTCATTTATCTCCTCAAGCGATTTAACATACTTTTTAGACAACATCTGCCCTTTATGTATCTCTATAGTCGCTAAAACATCTTGAGTTGAATTATGATGGGTTTCTAGGCTTTTTCCTGTATACCTTTCATAAACAGATTCTAAGTCCATCTTTAAAATGTGCTTTTCGATATGTAGGGTATCCAAAATCTTAAAGTCCAGTAAGCAAACATCAATACCATACTTGTAGAGCTGATTCTGTAATAACGGCAGGTCAAACTTCTTAATATTATGCCCTACCAATGTGAAATCAGGTCTAGCTTTAAAGTACGCTTCGATCTCAGTTTTGTACTCACCTAAAGTTTTGAACCCCTTAACGCTCTCATTAGAAAATCCGTGTATCCCAGCAGCTTCTTCACTAATACTTACTTCTGGGTTTACTTTCAAATCTAATGTCTCTCCTGATGAATCCCTGAAACTAACAGAAACAATGCCGTCTTTACTAACATCGAGTCCACTAGTTTCAAGGTCCATGTATATAAATTTCTCTTCCATAGTCTACCCAAGAACTCCTGCAAAGTCTCTAGTTTCGTAGCGTCTCTTAAGTCTATCTTGGAACCTACTTATGATGTCCCTGTTTATAGTTATAAGATTGCCTTTCAAGTCCTCCACTCTATCTTTGAAGAACTTATAGACTCTATCCTGAAGCTCTACTATTAAGCTGCCTTCAGATTCACCTTTAACCTCTTTCTCGGTATCCAAAAGGCTGTACATTGTAGTAAAGTCTATACGAGCTGTTTGAGAAACTAATCTTCTATACTCAGCCCCATCTTTAACTAGAGCATACAAAGAATCGATCTCATCCGAAACATTTACAGTTGGCTTTTTCTCTACCTTCATCTTCACAAAAAAGTCCCCTTCATTCAATCCCAATACCTTAGAGAATCCCCATAAGTAGCTTTCCCAGTGAGTTTTAAGAGCAGCTACATTTGTTATTACTTCTTTACTCTCTTTTCTACTTACAGGAAGCTCTAGGATGAAGTTCTCAGCGTCACCTGGAATTAATCTCATCTTGATAACTCCATTAAAAATCTTGTGACCGGTTTTAGAATCATTTACGTAGAACTTCATATGGTTTAAAAAGTCTACGGTTTTCTCTTGGTTGATACTTAGCCCTCTTGTTTCTAGGGTGAATAATACTGCATCCATGTCTAAATTTACGTTTGTTGTTGCCATTTTTAATTATTTTTATTTGTTAGTGATTAATTATATTTTTGTTAATTCTTCTAGTTCTTTGATGAGTTGTCTTTCCCTCTTAAGGATAGTCTCAGCTTCATCTAATAGGTCAATTTTCTTAGATAATCTATTCCAACCTTCTACGTCTTCTAAATCGAGAATCTTACCTTATTCTAAAACTTGTTCCCATCCAGCTTGAAGTTTGTTATAGTTTTCTTCTAGCCATTTGTAGCGTTCTATTATATTTTCATTTATCGCTACTATTCTTTCTAATTTTTCTGTTGTATTCATTTTCTTTTAGGTTTTATAAAGTTAACACTGCTCTTTTAATTAAATATGGGCCTACTATCCCTATGCAAACTATTACTGAGATGTACGGGATTAACTTAGATTCTGCACCGCTCTCCATATCTCGAGTTTGACGGTTTGAATCTTTAATGAGGTAGAAGCTAAATACAGCTAAATATAACACTGCTGCGAATATAGCTACGTAATAATATACTGTTCCCATAACTATGCTTTATTTAGGTCAAACAGTAAGTACATAATTCTACCTCTCCAAACTCTCACCGCTTTAACTCCAGGTACCTTGTCTAGATATCTATAGCTAGTCGGGTTGATAGCTTTGATGAACATACTCTTAGCTTTATCTGGAGTTACATTCATTCCTAGCTTTTTCTTTAACGCCCCTGCTAAATCTTCAGGACTCCAAGTAGGTGCTTTTCTAGCTGGAGTTTGAGTTGTGAAAGCTGGGTCATTTGCGTCAGTTACATCAAGGATTACTACTCTTCTTCTTTGAGCTGTTTTGATTGTTGTTGCGTCCATAATATTATTTACTTTTATTTTTTTTTTGTTATTTAATTCATTTACTTTGCGGGTTTGCTATTATCTTTTGAAACCACGTCAGATAGCAGCCTAACTAAAGCATAAGCTACTATTATTACTATTGCTGTCATTTTTGTTTGATTTTGTTTAGTTGATTATTCAGTCCATACATAAAGGTAGAGAATTGTAAATAAAACTCCACCTACGAAGAATAGAGAAAGTCCAAGTTTATCTCCTGCTTTTTCTTCTTTTGATAGTTTTTCGTCTACCATTCTAAGTCCATAAACTAATAGTAACCCTCCTGCTAATAAGATTGAGATTACTACTAATGCTACTAATTTTTGTGTCTGTAAGTCCATAATGTGTATATTTTTTTTTATGTTAATGATTCTATTTAATTACGCCATAAAGAAAAGGAGCCAAGACCGATTACGACCCTGACCCCTCCAAAATAAATAATAAAATGGCTGTGGAGCTGCACTTTGCTTTTAGAATGTTACATCTACGGCGTGCTCCTACACCTATTTGATATTGATTCTGATTCGTTATAAAATTAGGCAAGACTGGTTGGTAGATTTAACTTGCCTAACTCAAAGTAAAATAAAAGTGATAACAACTGAACGATTTAAAAAGAACTACTGCGCCACTACCAACCAGAAAAAAAAAATTACTATCATTTAACACTTATGAGATATTTTGTCCTACTGTTGTTATCTTAGTTTTGATCGGTTATTAAATTGTTGAGCTAGCTGGCTGATGAGATTTTCTTGGTTTTGCTCAACATGAATTGCAAGTGTAAAGATCGAAGCTAAAAATTTAAAAGCTTATAAGTAAAGATCGTCTAATTCACTCTCAGCCAGCGACCTATAATTTTAAAAAACAATAAAAGAAATGGTAAAACATGAAGGTATTTAATCCTATGTGCTTTCGCTTTTATCTTTAGTACTTCTCTTCTTTACACTAATAAGGCTTTCCCCACAGCTTTTGCCGGTAATTCTACAGCTTCAAATTTCGCCATAAACTCACTATATTCCCGGGTAAAGTAGAGTGTACCATCAGTATAAATAACCACCCTAAGTCCATCTCTTTCATTCGTACAATCTATTCCGTCTAAAGTAATTACTAAGTAGATATTTCCGTTTTTCTTATTTCTATATTGTTTCATGTATATCTATGTTAATTTAAAAAGATCGAGGGAGGGAGTTACAAGTTAAAAGTAAATTTGGTATTATGGCAATTATTAACAATCCTCCCCACGATCTTAAAACAACAGTTATGAATTTTCTTGTGATGTAATTATTTTTCTCCAGATGTTTAGGTATTTACAGTCTTTATAGTGATCTAGGTTAATCTCTGTTGTAAATCCCCTAGAGTCTCTAATACTGAAATACCTGATAAGTTCCATGATATACCCCTCTATTCCCGTATCAATCTCATCTACAGCTTCTTTTTCCAGTGTAGTTAAGAAATCATATAAGTAAGAAGTATAGGTAACAAACGGTTTAGACTCAAATACATTAATCCCGCGAAGACTGAGAGCTACTGGGTCATACAAGCTGAACTCCTTTCGTGTAGCCCTTAGTACTGCGGTTTCAATATCAAGTATCATGTCTGTCGTTATATCATCTCCACTATCAAAGAAAACTACATAAGGACAGTCAATTAGATTCCGAACATTATAGTAACTCCATAGCTTTCCTTGATGTATCTTATTTTCTATTACATTAGGATAAACTGGGGAATACTCACTTCCGTTATCATAAATGTCCACTCTAGAAGCATAATTACCTCCTAAAGCCTCCTTGATCATCTCAGCTAATTCGACAGCCTTCTTTGGATCATTGTAGTTTCTTATTATATAGTGCGTCATGGTAATTCATTTATAGTTAGGGAGCCCAAGTCTAGTAACCAAGAGCCCCGCTTCATTGTGTATGTATGTTATTTTTATGAGTCATTTACGTTTAGGAGAACCAGGCATTATAGAGGTTGCCCAGTCTCGCTTGCAAAATTAGATTATGTTTAGTTAGTAATTTTCATATTCATTTAGGGAGTGTAGGTTAATGAAAGCGATAAAACATGGAACGATTTGTCAAACTTAATAAAATCACACAATAAAAATTCCCTACACTCCACTAGTTTACAAATAGAATTAATTATGTTTAGTTGGTAATATTCATTTATGTTTAGGAAGCCCGAGTTGGTTATTCTCTAGGCTTCACTTGAGTAATTATTTTGACAGTATTCTCTTCACTTCAACCTCATATTCACTTTGGTCTTCACTGATTCCGATATCCTGTTTATTAGCGTAGAAAAGTCGAATAATGTTCTCTTCCAAATCTGGGACCACTTTCTCTCTTTCACTAATAAGGTTTTCCACGATGTTTTTGCCGGTCACTTTGGAAACCTCGAATTTTAGGCCTTCTGCAGACATCTTATCTAGAACTCCAAGAATACTTATACCTGTTCCTTTTAGTTTTATCGTATCTCTATCCACATTAGTAAGTAAAGCTCTATCATAATAATTGCTGCCTACTTCTGTTTCAAACTCCCAACGAATACCAAACTGATTATAAAGAAACTCGGTAAAATGGATTGTATAGAACTCGTTAATCTCAAATATCTCTCTAACTGGAAAATAATTAATACACGAGTCATGAACTACAATCAAAGGTCGAATAAATATGTTTCTCTTTTGTGCTTCTCTAAATATATTGTAAAACCCGGAAGCTAGGGCAACTGCTGAGAATCCTTGAATATGCTGGTTAATCCCTAATCTTCCCCATTTATCAGCAGGGTCAGAACTAACATCAAGTATATCCCCAAGAACTGTACTAACTAAACCTCCATTATTGATACAGTAGTTAGATTTCTCTTCAATATATTTAGCTACACCTCCAATGGCTTCAAATAACTTATCACTATTTTCTTGAGCTTCCTCTACACTTATCTTTGCAGAGTGAGCCAAGGTTTCAACGCCCATTCCATACATCTTACCCAGCAGTAGCACCTTGTAGAGACTCCTTTGTCCCCAATAGTAACTCTCTTCGTGTCCGGGCGTGATGATCTTGGCTGCGTTGATATATGGGTCTATTCCTTTACTATAAGCGTCGAGCATTACTGGATCTTTCGAAAGGTAAGCGATTGTTCTTACTTCCGCCCCGCTTATATCAAAATAGCTCATCAAATAGCCCTCAGGTGTAGTTATTACCCGTTTAGCTTCATCTTTAGGCGATAGTGTATGTATAGCTGCAGACCATCTCTTAGACTTCTTACAACATATCTCGTATCTCTGGTAGCTCTTTGTAACTGGTCCACCAAAAGTCTGAGTTGTAAATAAGTTCTCATCATACCCATTAGTCTGCTTATCCTCTTTTAGTAGAATCTTTTTAAGGTATGTTTTAAGCCTCTTCTCTGACTTCTTGAACATTCGGTAAGCTGTAGATAGTTTGACTAAAGATTGTACACTATTACGCCTTACATCAATATCATCAAAGAACTCTATAAAATTAGCTTGCTCCTCCTTAGATAGTTCATTATAAGCTCCACCTTGAAGGAATGCTGCTAGTTTACTCTCCTTTCTTTCTTTTAGTTGGTAGAGTACAGGTTCGATAATAAACTCCATTCTCTTGTGTAGCTCTGGGTGTTCTTTTTCTTTTACAATCCCCCTACACATGATGATATGATAAATTCTAGTCCAGTCCTCTTCTTTCTTAAACCCGGCCTTCTCCAAATCTTCTGAAACTATCTGTAAGTCTGGCGTGTTGTATACTGAAAGGTCACACTCCGGAAATTTACTTATTATATACTTCTCATACTCGTAATAAAGTGTAGCTAGGAATTTCATACTCTCTATTGGTGAAGCGATATTAACTATATCCGAACAAAGCTCTACAATCTCTTCATTACCCCAATCTCTATCTCTACCTATTCTCTGTTTTTGGTTATATTCAGATAAGTGACATCCCATAAGCAGACTTTCCAGATTCTTTGATAACCCTAGATTTAAATAGAAGTCCATAGGTTTAGGTAAGTAGTAAGTAAGTTTAAGTTTTCTGTCTATATCATCAAATAACTTCCTCTTTCTAAATACCTTATCATCAATCTTGTCTATCTTATGTAATTCCAGCTGTTCTTTAATCAGTAAGTATAAGTCCTCTCCGTAACTACATAATCTATCTTCATCATACCCAGACTCCCAACTTTCATCTTGACACGCTTTTAGAATCTCTTTACTTGAGTGTGGGTTTATTCTCTTGTTAATTAAAGTATATACAGTTATTGGCAGTTCTCTATCATCTTCCAGCTCCCCATTTAGCTTGTGTAGGTAGAAGGATGCTAGGTTAAGGTTCATAATAGCTGAAATTGACTCTAACCTATCCACATAATCTTCCCAAACTTCTGTATCCTTAAGGTAGCCGTCAAAGTCAAGTAAAGCTCCAAGTCTAAGGTTATCACAGAAGGTATTCCAAGCTGTATCCGAGAATGTTAAATCAGCCTTCTTCTTGAGCATTACCGTATAGAAGGAGTCGAGCATACAGTACTTACCTAAAATTGAAGATGGGATGGAGGCAAACTTGTTGTTATTACTCTTCTTCATCAACCTCTCAAATTCCTTTTCTTCTCCGTACTTAGCATATATTTCCTTTCTCGCTTCTTCATTACCTTCAAATACTTCTGGGAGCTTGTCTAATAGGTAATCAAAATCATCATCCCAAGAAGCTACTCCAAGACCTTTCATTGCTGTATATTTTAGGGAGTATCGTTTAAGGTTGTTTCCCTCTAGTATATTAAGTACAGCTGAGTCATGGAAGTTATAGTATTTTTTAAAGAGAAGATAAGTTGCTCTACATTCAAACCCTACGTTATATGTGTAAATTCTATCTTCTGTCTTATCTAAAAATTCCTTGTATCTGTTTAAAAAGTGGTCATAATAATCTGTACCCTCAATAAACTCCATATCATAGTAGGCTGCAAATCCATTCTCACAAGCAATACCTACTCCCATTATTTTCACATCCGGCTCATTTACTGGAATACCTGAAGTTTCGTAGTCTAATCCAAATTTAAGGTCTGATAGTGAAAGGAAGTAATCAAAACTCTTATCTATCGTCTCCTTATCCCTAACAATTCTCGTATGATTTAACTTAGGTGGATTTTCATTGACAAACTTAGGATTATAAAGAAAGTCTACGATGTTGTTATACTTAAAGTCTAATTTCTCGTAATCCACTCTATACCAAGGTCTCCCCGTTTTCTTACTTACCCCAGAAGATAGTTTACCGTTAATATACTCTCTCTTGAATCTCTGTATATCATTAGCGTATCCATCGTAGGTAGCCTTATTAACAAAGTGTGACTCCCGCTCCCCTCTAAGGTAAGTAAATTTAAGTATAGCTCCATTATTTAGAACAAGGTAAGGCATTTTCATGATATCCCCTATGTGTTCATTTCTAGGGCCTAAGTGAGTGTTTTGGACTTTTGTAACATAATCATAAGCTTTCTTTTCTATCACGAGGTATCTTTGACCCGGAACGTAAACTATTTCAGCAGGATCGGTTGTATCTTTAATGACTTTTACGGTTACATTTTGGATACTCGTTCCCCCTAATCTAGGTACGTCCTCTTCGTGAATAATAATAGTTGTGTTCATTGTATGGTTTATTTAATTATTATTCTGTTTTATAGGGCAGTAATAGGGTAGGATCCAGAAATAGCAACTCCACCACTTGGAAGTCTCTCTAAACTGTATACCTGATTATCTAAACTCACTAAACTCTCATCTTCCTCCCCTAAAAAGTCTAATAGTTTGTTTAATTGTTCCTGCTCTACTACATACCGGTACTTACTCTCTCCGTTGAGCTTGGCTGGAACTTCTGCTAAATCTGAATACTCTAGGATCACCTTAACTTCAAAGCTCTCTCTATTTTCTTCAGGTACTTTTTCTAATATGGTCTTAATTAACGCTCTCACAATTCTCCTTTATAAAATGTTTAACTCTAAGGTATGGGGTTGGTAAGTTGTAAATAGTAAGCCAAAATTCCCCATCATACGCTTCCATTACAGTATTATCTCTAAGTCGTACAAAAAGTGAATTAGGGTAAATGATATAAGAAGCAAGCCCATCCTCACTATCTAATTTTTCACTATAGGTCAGTACTCCCTTTTCTGGCAAGTATTCATCATCTGTACTAACCTCTAAATTCTCACCTTTAAGCCTTAGTTTATAATAGCTGCCCTCAAAATCTAAGCAGTCTGTGTTTTTAAAGTAAGCGTTAATATATAGTCTATCTAGTATCTCCATTGGTTATCCTCCTGCGTATTTGTTAATGTCTATTTTTGTCTCCGAGAGCTTGATAAGAATAAACTCCATATTTCCCCCTTCTCTAGCGTACTTCTCTATATTTAACGACACTACTCTTGCATCATTAACTCCTAAGTACTGGAATAGAGCGTCTTGTACTAGTTTATTCATATTATCTAAGTCTCTTCTTCCGCTACCTTGTTTAAGAACGTACTCTATATGTAAATGGTATAGCGGTATCTTTTTCATCTCTTCTATAATGCTTTCGTCTTGTGAGTTTAACTGAGCTATAATTCTGTCTTTGAAATCTTTAGCTGCAGGTGCCATATATCTACCTCCTCCTTTTCTTGGCATATAGATACTGTTAACGGAAGGTATAGTGGCATCTTTAAACTCTAGAAGTACTGTTAATCCTTTCTTCATCTCAATATTCTAGTGATTTGGTGTTTTGGTTGTTATAATTAAAATGGTAGTTGATCTAAGTTTTGTTGTTCAGCAGGTTGTTCCGCCACTAAACTAACAAACGCCTCCTTAGCTGCCTCTTTATCTGAAAACCCATCCTTCTCCCCTAGATTAAAGCTTTGAGAGTCCTGTACAATATATTCGTAACTCTTCTGCCATTCTGTAGGTTCAATAGGGTTAGCTGAAATAGAGTCATACCTAGTTGGGTTTATCTCTACGTGGTTTAGTGAGGAGGATATTTGGTAAGGAACTTTATCCATCTTACCCCTCCTATTCTTTACTACTGCTATATATCCTGTATTGTATGCTGATTTAGGTGCTTTACCAATAGTTATCTGCATGTCTAGGATTTGTTGCTTTCTTGATGACTCGGCTAGACCTTGTAGTGGAATATAGTCGTTATCATAGAAAGTAATTTTAGGTTGAGATAGAATAAACACAAGCTTACCTCCCCCTGCTCTTGATAGTTTAGTTAATTCATCATATAGAACTCCCCCTGCATCATACATACTCTCAGCTCCAGTTGCAATATTCGTATCATAATCCACTACTAGCATATCAAAGTCATCAATTCTAGCCATAAAGTAGTTAACAAGTTCCTCTGCCTGTAAAGTTTGGGAAGGGACACATGTGAACTTAAATTTACCACCTAGAATCTCAGTTGTCTTATCTATGTAGTGTTTAGGATTATTATAGACATCACCTACTGGAACATGGAGGGCTTGGGCGGACATACGAATAAGGAAGTCAGATGCTACTAAGTCTCCAGCCGCTACATACATTACTCTCTTACCTGCCTTACAAGCTTCTATACTCTCTGACATTGCGAATAAGGATTTACCTGAGTTGTGTACAATTGCTCCATTGGCTAAGGCGAAGTTATGACACTCGTGATCTACCTCTAAGTCGTAAACCGGAACTGTGAAGTCTAATTTTTCTAAGCTCTTCTCAACTACTCTAATGAATGTTTTGGATAGTGCATCTTCTATTGAGTCCTGCATAGTTAAATCCTCAGCTGCCATCCATCCGTCCATCTTAGTTAGGAATTTATGGTCTCTTGTACATTTAATCATAGAGCCGTCTTCAAAGGTAAGTTTAATGAGTTCATCTACTTCCTTGCTAATAAAAACGTCCTTAACATCAGTAACTATAAACTCTCCCTCATGAAAAGAATCTACCTTAAATGACTCACCTTCTCTAATTCGTCTATGTAAGTCTCTGAAGTTTATGTTTCCTTTATCAGTCTTAACTTCAACAAACTCAGCAAAACAACCCGGCTTACCCGATACACAAACTAGCTGGGCATTAAGGTATTCTCCAACTGGGCTACACTCATTAATCATCTTTATAGAACTTTTGATACCTGAGCTGTTTAGTGGATCCTCATCTCTCCCTGCTGCTTCTTCAAATGAGTCTATCCTAATGGTTTGTGAGAATTGATCTTTATAGTCCGTGTTTCTAATGAAGTTTAACCTCTCTGTTGTATCTGCTATTTCATTGGACTTTAGGATTATCTCGTTCTCACAAATCTTTCTAAACGTATTTCTATATTGTGCGATGTCCGATGCAGGTAGATTCTTAAACTCCATTATCTTCCCTATAACTTTATCCATAGCTTTAGGGTTCATCTCAGGAAGGTTATTCACTAAGAGGTGCTCATTTAAGTTAATCGCATCGTTATCTCGCACAAGTTTAGTAAGAGTGACTTCAAGGGTATTTTCCCCCAATCCGCTTCTTGTAAGGTAATCTAAAAAGTGATTTATGTTTGTCTTAGCTTCATGCGTTAGGTATCCATTAAATAAGGCATAACACACACTAAGTTCAAGTCGTTCATTCTCCATAATTAATTGTTGTGTTTATCGAAATATCTGTTATTCAAAACCTCATCATAGTAGTCTAAATTAGGGTCAAAGTGTTTACTTGCTATTTTCGCTATAAACTCGATTCCCTTTTGAAATACTACAGTCTTAAAGTATAAATGTCTACCATTACTCTTATCTATCCAAGTAGACTGAATGCTTCTAAAATAACCTGCATCTACGTATTTTTGGTAAGGGTCATTATTTAACATTAGAATTTTATGATATCTTAGAAAAGCGAACATCTTATTACGACCGAGCCCTTTTATATTTACATTCTTAGCAACTTCATTCATAGTAAAAGTATCCGTGCTATCTGCTACAATATCATAGAACTCAGCTTTAGGTTTCATTGCTTCATTCTCTAACTCTAAAGGCTTCACGTATTGCTTCTCATATTCTAGTAGAGCGTGTAATACTTGATTCTCGTCTCCAGCTGAATTTAAGATATCTAATTGGAGTTGATTCTTAAGAGGTAATACAGGTTGCTGAGTATTCATTAACTGTTTAGCTAACTTTTCACACTCTATAAAATATCTTCTTGCTTGTTTTCCTTTTTCATTACCTTCAACCATTGCAAGTTCCTTAGCCATATCTAAAGTTAGTGCGTATTCCTTTAGTGGTCGGCCTCCATTAGGGTTATTGATAAAATTGTCAAAAACCTCAAAGTCCTGATTTTCAACGAATCCATACTTGTCAATTCTATTTTTTATCCAGTTTGCAAATTCTTGTTTACTTTCTAAAAATTTGTGAAGTTCTCTAGCGGATACTACTTGGTTTCCACTTTCATTTGTTGTAATTTTAATAAGCTCGTTCATAATTTTTGTATTTTTCTTTAATATTCCAATTTTCTTAAGTTCTTTATCTTTTCTTCTTCAAATTCTGTCCCTAAGTATAAATCTAATGTATTCTGTGTAATCTTTATTTTCACTCCATCTACTATAAGGTAAACCGCTTCTCCATAAGGCAGCTCTGGGAATAGATGATTAATGCCACACCAAACAGGATGACCAGGAAGTATATTTACGTGAATCTCCTTAGTTTCTCCTCTCTTTTTATAACCTTCGACTAACTCAAATAAAGCTCTCTTACATCTAACCGCTCTAATCTCATCGTCAATCTCTGCTAGTTGTTTGGTTATCGCCCTCTTTTTAAATTCAAGGTTGCTTATCTGTTCTATGTATTCATTTTCTTTCATAGCATTAATCTTTTTATTTCGTTAACTTTAGAGAGCTTGTAGTATTCTTTTATCATCTGTAGTTGGTGTTTTATCTTTTTCGAATATATAGGAACTTCTCTTTTAAACTCTAGGCAGTAAATATTAACCTCCTTCTCCCTACTCCTTCCAATAGCCTGTAGAATATGATTAGGTGCTTTCTCTTCTAGCATTAAAAATATACTCTTGATGTTAGGGAAGTCTATGGAGTTATAACCAGAGCGTGTCCCAAAGAATATATCTACCTTATCGTCTCTAACTAAATCTTTTGCCTCATTCATGCTCAGCTTTTCTCCATTGTAAATATAGCCTGAAGAAGAGAGTATGAGTATGTTTAGTGATTTATCTAGTTTCGGTGTGAGGTTTTCTATGACTTGTGTTCGGTTAATAGGTATAAATGTAGTTCCCTTCCGATACTTGACCATGAACTTGTTGAACTCTCTAATAAATTCAGGGTTGTCATAGAGATTATCTTTTACATAATTGAGGTTTATCACAGAGTTCTTACCGGTTTCCTCTATAACTATTTCTAAATCAGACTGGTATCTCTCTATGTGCATGGTCTTATGGCTAGGAGTTAGATGTACCGTAGCATAACCAAAGTATTTCACCAAGTTCTGATTTTTGATGTTGTAATATTCATTTGAGTTAGGGGTTAGTCTCTCTGTTCCGGATTTATTTGAAGTAGCTGAGAATCCATACATAAACTCTCTCCCTAGCAAGGTTGTATCTAAATGGAAGCACATCATATCATTAAGACTCTGCTCCACCTCATCAAATAGAATAACCTTTACTTTCTTTAGCCAATCTATGTTATCTTCATTTTTAGATTGTTCACTTCTCCAAAATCCCTTAGCGTTTATAAAATTCACATACAAGTTTGGATTAAAGTAACCTGGATCTTCTAACTTAAATTTACTGCATGCTCTATCCTTCAGCTCCTCTAAGGCTTTACTTGAAGAGGTTATAAAGAGAGTTGGTATTTTGTTCTCGTTTAGATATGCAGCAAGTGTAGCCATTATCTCACTCTTGCCGTATCCTGTATAAACTTGACATAGGCCTATTCTGTATCTAAGCAGTTTTTGTAGTAATTCGTTTTGGTTATCTAGTAAGTTTTCAAATTCAGGTAACTCTAATCGCATGGTTTCTCTCAATATATAATGTTATCGGCGTAGTTAAATAGATTACGGTGTTTGTCGATAAATTCAATGATATCCCACTTTAAGTCTTTATCCTCTATCTTTTTAAATTTATCTTTGTGTTCTTGTAATAATTCATCGTACTGCTTTAATGGAAGTGATCTATCTAATACAACCATTCTAACAGGAGACTTACCGATGTATTTACGAGAGTTTATATCCCTAATTTCAGTAATCTTCTTCCCATCAAAGTCTATAGTTATGTTAGGCTCTATTCCTTCAATTTTCAACCCTTCTGTATGGTAGTCCGAATATATGAACTTGTAATAATTAGAACCATCCTTGAAGAAAACCTGTCCATCTAAGCAGACCATTATTACGTATCTAGTATCCTTCATATTCAACAAATTTTACTCTTTTATCTTTATTTATTATGTCTTTAGCGTTTAGTACCTCTTCATCTCCTACTACACAGATACACTTGTCCTTCTCACTATCTAAAAGGTAAAGTTCATCTCCCTCATCTAGTTCAAAGGTTACACATACAAATCTCTGTCCCTCAGGTAAATCGAAAGCATTAAAGCACTCTCTATCTAACTTATAATACTTGGAGCCCTCTTCCTTCTCTTGGAGTCTGAGCCTTTTTATTAATTCCTCTCTAGTCATTTTTAAGTTTATCTAATTCTTCTATATTTTCTACTCGATCTTTAAGTTTAGTAGCGAAATAGAAAGCCCATCCTTCATTAAACTCTAACTCCTTCATGTCTTTATTGTGAGTGTTGTAGAACTTGTAAACCTTATAGATATATTTTGGAGCGGTTTTAGCATATAGAGAAGCAGTATTGAATTCAGGATAAGTAGTCTCAAAGTTCTGTCTAATCCCATCAATCTCCCAATCTCCTTTATAATTAACATACAACTTGTGATCCTCTAATCTAAGTGTATACCTTTTTCCTTGCTCCATTCTTCCATAAGTTTAGGTGTTCTATTCTCTACTCTGGTTTTTTCTAAGAAGTTTTGTATCTCCGTATTATGATAAGTTAGATCTGCAAGCTTAGTTCTCAAGGTCTCTTTGTCTTCCTTGTTAATATGGATACTTTCTGTTATGTAAGCTCCAACCATTTTACCAATATTATCATCGTACATCACAGTTGGAAATTGAGCGTTAATTATCTCGTAGCCCTTAATCTCAAGCCACTCTGCAAACTCCTTAGCCAAAAACTCACTTTTAGTCATGTTCCGGTATAATTAATGTATTAGGATCTTCTTTTAATCTTTCAACATAACCTGTACTCGGACCTTCTAAGTGGAATAAATCTCCTGCAGTATACCTTATATCATTCTCGCTTACAACTACTTTATTGAATATGTAAGGTCTGTCTTGATAAACTGCTAGCCTCATGAAAAATAGAGATCCTCCTAGTTCCATTTCAGGTTCAGAGCCAAAGAGAGTGTCAAAGTCTGCAAGTTCTTCTTTTGTGACAACCTCTACTACCATTTCTGATAATTCAACTTCTTTTGGGTCATCGGTTACTTTTATTGAATCAACCTCTTTTAGTTCTCTTAGCTTCTGGGTTAATCTTACTAATAAACTGTAATTCATCTTTAATTTTTTGTTTGTTATTGTAATTTTTGTATCAGCATTTCTTCAGGGTCGTCCCCGTTTGATTTCACTATGTTATAATCTGCGTATATGATTTTCTTCTTTAGTTTATCCCTTAGGTTTGTAGATAGTTCAGTATTATCTAGCCAAACTATTATCTTATCTGGGAGTCTGTCATCTAAAGAGTTAATCTGAGCAGTTGTCATTGTTGAGCCTGAGATAGCTAGTACATTTACATCGGGGTATACCATAGCGATAGACATAGCATCAAAAGGACCTTCACAGATTACATAAACATCACTGCCTCTATCAATCAAGTAGTAAGGTTTAGATTTAATAGGTGGTAGAAAATACTTCATGTCTCCTATTGGTCTGTAGAGTCTCTTTATGTAATACTTTATCTCCCCGTCAAAATAATAAGGAATATAGATCCCGTCATCACTAAAGCGTAAATCAAAGTTTCTATATTCCCTAATGAGTCTATTATTACCTCGATGTCTAAAGTACGCTAATCCCTTCTCGTCTATCTTCTCTGAGCCTTTTTCTAAATCCCCTAACCTCTTAAACTCATCCAAATAATCAGTGCATCTAACCGCCTTCAAATAATCTAGTATCGAATCAGCTCTTAGATTTTCTGCGTTAATATTAAATGTGTTATCAAGGAAAACTCGGTTACATCTATGACAGTATCCAAAATCCAGAGACTTAGAGAGGTATAGCTTTGTCTTTTCATAGTTCAACTCCTCCTTACACTTTGGGCACTGAATTATATACCACTCCTCATTCTGTTTACAATCGTATCTTTCATCAGGAGGCAGGAGTTCATCTAAACTTAATTTTACTACTCTAGACATCTTGGTTATAATTTTTACTTCTTGTTACCTTTCTTACCAGACTTAGCTTCCTCTTTCTTAGATTCTGGTTCTGGAGCTTGTTCTTCCTCCGTTTCTTCTTCTTCAACCTCCTCCTCTTCTGGTAAATCATCACCCTCTTCTTCTGGGGCTACTTCTGGTTGAGCTTTCTTTGGTTCTGGTTTAGTTTTTACCTCTTCCTTAACTGGTTGTTCCTCGCTATTAGAGTAAACTAGTTCAGGCTGGCTTGCGATAACTTGTTTTTCTGGAACAGTGAAGTCTAAGTTTGATTTAAATGATTCACCTGGTCCTAAACTGATAACGGTACCTAAATGTTGGAATGCTATAATCCCTGTACCTGTGTTTTTAACTGAAATTTCCATATGGTTTGTGTGTTAAAATTGTTATACTTGTCTTGTTTCTTCCTTTGTAACCTCTGTTGTTTCTGGGTCATAGATGTAACTCGGGTTTACTTGACAGTCAGCTAATTGATTTCTCTCTGTCGCTGGTGCTGTAACTTTGAATTTGATCTGCTCTGGCGAAAAGTTCTCTATAATTGCCATAATGTCTCTATCTGAAAGGAGTGAGTTAATTGATTCTCCTCCAGGTTGAATTGTAAAATAACGGGAAGCAATAAATAAGTTTACTGGCGCTGTCCCTACGTTAACGATTTGCATGTGCTTATTAAATTAAATGGTTTATATTCTCTGTTATTTCTCCGGTGTCAGTTACGGTAGCTTCTGTAGTTAGTATCATTGAAGCTATACTTGCAGCCGACTCTAAAGCTATTCTTGTTACTTTCTTAGGGTCTACTACTCCAATTTCGTATAAATCTCCATAATTATCTCTTTTAGCATCGTAACCATAAGAGAAGGATTTGTTTTTGATAACTTTATTTAACACTACTTCAGGTTGTCCCCCAGCATTACTTACGATCTGCTTTAGTGGAGCTAGGATTGCATTTTGTACGATAGCTACTCCTAACTTCTCCCCTTCTGATGTAGTCTTTAGGTTTGATAGTTGAGAAGATATTTTAGCTAGAGAAGTTCCACCACCAGGCACAATACCTTCCTCTAAAGCAGCACGTGTAGCATGTAAAGCGTCCTCTATTCTATCTCTCTTCTCTTTTAATTCTACTTCTGAAGGTGCCCCAACAAAGATAACTCCTACTCCCCCTTGAAGTTTAGCAGCTCTTTCTCTTAGCACCTCTTTATCGTAGTCTTTATTAGCAGAACTTTCTTGAGACTTTAACTGTTCTACTCTTTCTTTAATTTTATCTTTGTCTCCTGCTCCACCTGAAATTGTGGTTGTTCTCTCAGTTATAATTACCTTTGAAGCTCTACCTAAGAAAGAAGGCTCCATTTTACTCACTGGTAATCCCTTTTCATTAGATAGCATAGTAGCCCCTGTAAGTAAAGCAATATCCTCTAAATAATCAGTAACTCTAGAACCTATACCTGGAGCCTTAACACAAGCTACTTTAATTGCTCCCTTGATTCTGTTAGTGATAAGTGTATTTAAAAGTTCACCTTCCACATCCCCAGCTATAATTAGGAGTGACTCAGAGTTTCTAGCTATTGGTTCTATTATTTCTATCAAATCCTTAAAGTTCACCAGTCTCATATCTGCTAGTAAAATATAAGGATTCTCTAAAGTAGATGTCTTCTTCTCAAGGTCTGTCATAAAGTAAGGAGAAATGTAACCTCTATCAAACTGCATACCTTCTACCACCTCTACAGTAGTTTCGATACCTCTTGTTTGATCCTCTACAGTTACAATCCCATCTTTACCTACTTTAGAGAATGCCCTAGAAATTAACCCTCCAATCTCTTTATCATTATTAGCTGAGATAGAGGCGATTTGGTTAAGCTTCTCCAAGTTAGTTGAATCGATCTCTACTGTATTTTCATTTAAGAGTTCAATCACCTTGTTTACAGCTAAGTCAATTCCTCTCTTAATATCTACAGAAGCAACACCGGAATCTACATATTTTAATCCAGCGTTTACCATAGATTGAGCAAGAACTGTAGCTGTAGTTGTTCCATCCCCTGCTAGGTCGTTACTTCTTGATGCTACTTGTCTTAATAGTTGAGCCCCCATATTTTGTACTCTATTTGGAAGCTCTATTGATTTAGCCACAGAAACTCCATCTTTGGTTATGTGAGGTCTGTTCATTGGCTTTTCTATCATTACATTTCGACCTCTTGGGCCTAGTGTAACTTTTACTGCATCAGCTAGAAGGTTTACCCCCTTTAAGAGTTCCTTTCTAGCTGTATCATTAAATTTAATTTCTTTTGGCATGATTTATTTTATCTTTAATTATGTCGGTTAGGTTTTCGCCATATTTGTGGTAAACTCCTGGAATTAGAGGTTATGCTCATTTTTGATCGAAACCTAACATTTACTTATCTAATAACTTTGACTGGTACTCTCGGATCATTTCAGAGATAACTAAATGAATTGTATCTAGATGTCCAACTCTAATTGCTTTGTCAAACTTACTTTCATTCGGTTTAATAGCCTTAAGTACACTGACATCAATCCCATAATTATATAGTAGGGTTTTGTAGATTGAATTCCAAACCTCTCTATAACCAACACCACTAATGTAACTATAATGTCTTACCAACTCGTTAACTTTACTTCTAGCTGATTGTTCTGGGATTTCTCCATCAACTAAAGGTATTGCTTCAAGTTGAGCCATTATATCTTCTTGAACTTTAATAGCTCTATCTACTTTCGCTTCTACAGAGTTTAGTTTTCTCTCCACATCGACCAAAGCTTGAGCCTGCGCTAAGATAAGTTCTGCTTGAGTTAATGGTTTGCTGTTCTGTTTCCCAGTTGCTATTTCCCTGCTGGACATTTTAACTTCATCTCCTGTTTTAAAAATTTCTAAGTTCATAATTGTTTTGTTTTAATATTAAGTTTTACGATCCGCCGTTTCAACGTACCGTCTGATTTACAATGTTCTGCAAATATACAAAAATTAATTTAAATAACGAACTTTACTACCCTCAGATGTTAACTCAAATAAAATCTTACCTGAATCCATTGTAAAGTTATCTGTATGAGTAGCAATAAGCATAACCCCTACATTCATTTGAGTAAGCATATTTACAGCTACATCTAAGTTATCCTTGTCTAGATACTTTAAGAACTCATCGAATATTAAAAGTCCAGAACCTAAAATAGAACGGTATAAGAAGTAGATGTCACATAGAGTCTTTTGTCCAGATGATAAGTTCTCGTAATCTATAAAGTGAGAATTAACATTAAACTTAACTGATAGATCTGAAAACTCCCTTCCATTCTTTCTAGTTGAGGTAGTCTTAAATTCAAACATCTCATTAGTAAAGTTCTCAGTAAGTCTATTTAAGATCTCAGTATAAATTAACCCATCCTTATCCATCAGCTTACTATACTTCTCATAAACCGTTAAGTCCTTAGATAGTTTAGCAAGTTCATCAGATTTAAGTACCAAGCTCTCCTCTAACTGGATAACCTCTGACCTTAGTGATTTTAACCTCTCATCTTCTTTTATCTTTCCTTGTAGAGTTAGTATCTGGTTAGTAGCGTCATTTACATCGATTTCAGCTACGTTCTCAGTATTAGATAGTAAAAGCTCTGTAAGTTTATTTTCATTAGATTTTAGACGTATCTCTGTGCTTTCTAATTGTGACTTTAAAGATTGGTAAACTGAAAGCTCTGTGGAAATCTTAGTTATCTCCTCCTGTATAGCTTCTTTATCTCCTAGTTCCTTAAGTCTATCATTGTGCAGCTTATACTCACCTCTTAGATTAGTTAATTCGTCATTTAGCTTAGCTTCCTGATTCTTTAACTCCTCTATATTTCTAAGGTGAAGTTCCCGCCCTATGTCTTGGTTACAGCTGGTACACTTAGGAATAGTCTGGTTTTCTAAGGACTCTCTTCTGGATTTAACCCCTTCTAATTCCTTAGCTTTCATCATTCCAAGTGTTTTTGCCTCATTAACTTTACTCTCTACTCCTGAAAACGCCCTAAGTTTCTCTTTAAGTCCTTCTAGATTATTTTCAGAGGGCTCCTTTATTTGAGATCTTAGAGTGGATAGGGTTGTTTTATCATTTTCTATCTGTGACTCTAATATTCTCTTATCACTCTGGAACTTTAGAAATGCATTATATGAACTTATTTTATTTTTAAGGTTGTTTATTTGATTGGTTAACTCTATGATCTCCTCCTCTGTAAGCAACTTAACCTCTCCGTATTCACCTAAATCTCTCTTCCTCATTTCAAGGTTAGACTCTACTCTCGCTACTTCCTCTTCTAATTCTTTATGGGTATAGTGGATAGAATCTTTTAGGACATCACAAGCATCTTTAAATTTATCTAGGACGTCCAGTTTGTAGTGTTTAGATAATAGGTCAATCCTTCTTACGGAGTTCATTTTACCTAGGAGAGAAACAACCTTAGAGTCAATCACCATGCTGTCAAGATACTCAATAAAAGGAAGTCGGTTAACAATATCTGGCTGGACTTCAATAGCCTTAGCGTAATCTTGTTTAACTCCATCTATGTGTAACTCGTCTGTGGCATGGGAATTCCTTACAATCTTATAGTTAATCCCTTCATAATTCAAGTTAAGCTCTATTCTACATTCATCTTCCCCAATCTTAACTGAATCCTTTAAACTTCTATCTCCTTGTAAACCTATAACCAATGCATCTAAAAACGAACTCTTACCTGAACCATTCTCTCCCAGCACAAGCGTCTTAGGTGAAAATTCGTAGTCTAGTTCTTTAATGCTTCGGTAGTTTCTAATGGAGATATTCTTAAGCTCAAAGTCAAAGTTAATCGGATTGTATATAACCTTCTCTTTAAGCATATCGTGGAGACCCTTTAAATTCTGAGACTCCATTACTTTGTCTATAAGCTCCTCTATCCTATTCCAATCTGAGGTGTCTACTTTATGGTTATGTGATTTGGCTCCTGATGGTTTATAGACGTAGTAAGTGTTAGTTTCAATATCTGGTCCAACTTTATCTCTATCGGAAGTGTACACCATTTTAGAAAGTATTTTACCAGAAGGATCTAAAGGCTCACGGAAGAACTCTCTAGTCTCGGTGTCATAAACTACTACCTGTCCATAATCCTCTTCATCTACCTTAACTTGAACTGGAGGACCTATAGAGTGGCAATTATTAACCTGAACTATCTTATGTATATCTCCAAAAATCCCTGTATGAAACTTTGTGATATCTAAACTCTGACCCTTAAACTGTTCATTCCCCAGAGTTACGTGACCTATCATTAAATCTACTTTCTTCTCTGGTGTTGGAATTTCTTCTCCTCTAATGTAATCCTGTAAGTAAGTAACATGTCCCTCATCCTCTACATAACCTTGATGCACATACTTAACCTTCCCTCTATAATCAAAATAAAGTGTCAGGTCAGTTACGTCTGGAGTTGGTACAGGTGAGTTAGCGTCATGGTTTCCGATAGTTATGTAGATCCTGTCAAAGTAATCACATAGCTTATCGAAAAACTCCCTTACTAATAGATTTACTTGAGGAGGGTTGATTGGTTTATTTAAGATGTCTCCCGCTAAAAAGATAGTCTTAATTCCGTATTTCTTAGCTACATTCACATAAAGGTCAGGGAGATCTCTAAACTGGTTAAATCTAGAGTTCTCCGTGACATTATACCTATTGTATTTATCTATGTGGATGTCGCCTGTTATCAAGTATTTCATCGATTCAAAGCTTTTAAGTATCCCTTGTAGTAGCTGTAATTCAAATCTAAGAAGTTGTCTATACAGTATTGGTTAAACGCATTCTCATCTGGATATTCTGCTTTCAAGGGTATATTATTAACTAGCCAGTCTGCTTTATTATACTCTGGGTTATCCTCAACTCTAAACGATTCTAGCTGTAGTAAAAACAATTCCTTATCCTTAGTAAAGCTATAGTTATCTTCTCCTATCAAATCCTTAACATGCAGAATCCCATCAAGTATTATCTCAGGGTTTCTGTTATTCTTAAGGTAATTGTGAGATCCGTATAGAGATTGATAGATACTGTTATACTCGTAAAGATCCATTCCTTCATACTTATCTAGAGCATCTTCATAAACATAGATCTCCCTAGTTTTTGTAATTCTGTAGAAGTCAACCTTTGGAGTTACACAAGCTACCCAATCTGAGTCTTTTGAAACGAGTACTGACTTTTCCTCACTTTCATTAACCAGCTTACTCCTAGAAACTATATAAGCAAAGTCGTCTGCCTCAAAGCCTGAAAGTATAATAGAAGGGAATCCAAGTTTAGCAGAGTCAGATACTAATTTATACTTAACTCTTTGTCTGCTTTGGAATTGCTCTGTTTTCTTCTTTAATTCAGCTTTCTCTTCTTCAGTCATATCATCAGTAATACTCTCCTCTCCTCTATAATCCCTGTCACCTTTATAATCACTTAGGTTTCTTGTTTTATAGTATGGAGACTTATCCCAAAGGAGGACCACATTATCTGCAGTTACCTCCTCTCGAACAAGCTTAATAATACTCTGTATGAACGACTTTAATAATTTCTGATCGTGATACCCGGGTTTATCCTTTAACATCATCCAGTTTCTAGTTAAGTATAGCTGTGCGTCAATGAAAGCATACTTATATCTGGCTGTGTTATTAGAAAGGGGCATCTTCGTTATTTACTGGTGGTGTTGGTGTTGTTGTTACTTGCTGAGGTGCACTAAAAGTTTGCTGGGAAGGTTCTACTAAGTTTGCAGCATTACCTAACATCTCTTGCATTTTAGCTTTAACCTTAACATAGAAGTCGTAGTCAAATCTATCATCCGCTTTAGATACTCCTAATAAGTCATTAACGGGATCGTGGAATACTTTAGCTGAAGCCTCTGGGATATTAACTGAAGGCTGACCATTTGTTAATCCATAGTGATCCTCTGTAATTGAAGCTAAGTTAACAGTACTCGTCCATACTCCTTTATCTTTGTAGTAGTTAATGATCATAAGTCCTTTTCTATCGTTAATTTCGTTAGTGAAGAACTTTTGTGTCCAATTAAATCCACCACCAGCTAATTCACTCTTCGCTTTGATCTCTGCTTGGAATGCTTGAGCTGCTCTATTGTGATCAAATATAAACAGACAAGGGCAGCTTTCATTAGGGATCTCCCCCGCTAAGTTTTTATGTTTAAGCACGTATAGGTAAGTCAAGAAGTAATTTCTGTTTCTCACTAATTTCCAAGATACTTCCTCTTTAACTAGTCTGTCATGCAAAGATACTACCTCTCCATATAAAGCTTCCTCCTTGCTTCCTGGTTCAAATTTGTAGAAGTTCTGAGGGAGGATTCTTACCCATCTTGCGAATTTGTCATCTTCATTAAGTGTTAGTTTCACCTCTTTTACTCCAGATACCGAAACTGCAGGTGAACCACTATCTGTAACCATAGGAACTCCGTAGATTGTACCGAATGAATCTGGAGTGCTCATGTAAACTTTTGTTAATTTCTCTGCTTTTGGAATGTCGTTATAACTTCCTGTTTGTTTTCTTTCTTTTGGTGTTGTGTCTTTTTCTAGTTGCTCTAAAAAGCTGTTAAAATCAAAACTCATGATGTCTAAAATTTAAAAAGTTAATTATAATGTATTTTTCTTGTTTTATTTCTTTTTGTTCATCAACCAGCTCAAAAGTGAGCCCAGTAACCAGCCCAAATTTGGACCCGTTATTCCGTTATCTCAAATCTCTTATCCTTTACTAATTTCCCAACTTTCACTTTATTTATATGAGTCAGCTTCACATTTGGATCCGCCTCCTCAAACTGTCTCGCTTTCTTTAATGCGTAATCAATCTTGTAACCCACCGATATACATACTTCATGATCTCCAACCGTCCCCATTCCCATATAAATGTACTCTCCTAGTTTGAACTGGCTACTCTTAATATAGTCTAGTTCCTGTTGAATTTCCTGTGTCATAATAATTCTGTTTTTGCTTTTTCTGTTAGTCTATACTTACCATCTTCTCCTTTCTCAAAATATCCTCTCTTTACGTAATCGTGAGTAGGTGAGATCGCTCCCATAGCAAGTAGTTTATTTATAATTTCAAGTGGAGCGTTAACTATAGTGTACTCATTAAGTTCCCCGTTCTGAAATATGTTAGTTAATTTACTCATGTCAAAAAGTTCTTCTTACACTAATTAGTCTTTCCCCCCTAACTCTAGCCGGTCTGAAAAATCTAACTAGTTGGTTCTAAATTATTTAACTCATTCTCTAGTCCATCATAGTTTGCCATAAGAACCACTTTTCCATTCATCATCATTGGTATTCCCTCATCATCTAGAACTAAGTGGTAATCCTTGTCATAGTCAAACTCATCTCTCTTAATCTCTTTTATTTCTCCACCTTCATTGTCATCGCTTAAGTATCCAAAGTGGTAGTCATAAAATAAAATGTACTCTCCTGGAATTTGTCCTGTATCTACTATCAATTCTCCATCGTTAGTAAATATGATAGATCCTAGAAATTCGTGAGTAGAAGGAGTTGTACCAAATATGTATCCATCCTTCACTCTTATTTTTACTTTTACTGCTCTCATTGTTATTTTAATTCTAGTTTACTTATTAGGTGATTTAGTATGTTCTTTATTTTATCTAGGCAACCAATTCTCTCAGCTACATCTAAATAACTCGTTTCGCCTGGATTCTTTTTATGAGCTCTTATTGAAATGCTGTATCTGTAGTAGAGTTCTTGATAAACCGATGCATGTTCGATACTAACTCCTACCAATTTTGGTAGTATAGTACTAGTCATCTTAAAGTATTTCATCTCTAAGCGGAGGCATCTCTCATTGCTCGAATTAAAATATTTCGAGCACCATTAATATCTCTATCTACTGAGACATTACTAAACATAAAACTCTCTCTACTTCCTAAATTCTCTATAAGTTCTCCTGTGAAACTATTAGTCTTACTTGTGAATGCTTCTGAAGATTCTACAAAGGTTACTCCATTTTCTTTACACTTCAACTTTAACCTTTCTTTAAACTCGTAAAATCTAAAGCAATTCATAGCTCTAATAACTTTCTTAGGCAACTTTCTTTTAGACTTTTTAACCATCTCACTCACATTAAAAGGAGGGAATATGATTACTTTAAATCTACTAGTAAAGAATTTAATAGTTTTCCAATGGAGTTCATCTATAAGGTTTCTAATTTTAAATCTTATATTGAAAACTTTCCTCTTTAAATTAGCTTTATTGTTTCTCTCTTTTTTCCTTACTAATTTGACTAAGTAGTTTATCAATCTTTAAGTTTAATTTCAGAATTCTATCAAAAGCTCCTTGTCCTAACTTACCAAAATAACCTTCAGTTGAAAAGTAAGTAGCAAAGGTTCTAACTCCTGGATCGATAGCAACTACACCCTCTTGGTTTTCGATAGGTGAAGTTTTAATCTCTTTAGGAATTACTATGAACCATTTGCCAAACTCTAACGCTAATCTACAGTCACTTATATCCTCATTTTCAAACCAAGCTCTTTCTTTCATCTTTAACTTTCCAGCTATAGTATAATAAATACCCGATGAACTAATGGCTGATTTAGGAATATAACAACTTTGCCTAGGATTTTTCTTACTTTTAAATTTCATATCAAAAGGTTTCCCAGATCGCTTAGCTATTTTCTTATTCATTGACAAAGCTTCTCTATAATCCTTAACTGATACTTTCTTAATTTGATAAGGTACCGATTTAATATAATCATGTTCTTTATTTTGTTCGGCTATATCTTGATAAACTTTATCCCAAGTCTTCTCAGAACCGTTTTTATAGATAGTTAAAGTTTCATTATAGAATTTTCTAGCTACTCCAAACCACCGTTTAAAGAGAATCTTCTGCTGCTGAGTTGGATAAATTCTTATCTTCCTAGATCTTATCCAAATGTCTCCTAAGTTTGTGGAATCTCTTAGAGAAGATGTGTAAGATTGTGAGTAAGTCTTCTGTGAGTTAGTATTCTGGTGAAACTTCCTTTCAATTAAGAACCAAGAGTTATCCACCATCTTACTCAAATAAGATATCGATTCCAAACTTGCAGAATCTATCTGAGTGTGTGACAACAAGTGTGAACTTATGACCTCACAAGAGTCGTCCCAAAATGGTTTGTAATTCTTTTCACATGTCTGCATACTTTCTCAATTTATTTCTATTTAAACCTTATTATTTCAACTATTTATCTTAAGAATACTAATGTAAATCCTTTAATTTTATCCTCCGCAAATATAAGAATAATAATTTATTTAATCAAATAATCGACTAAATCCGATTAAATTTAGATAATTTCTCATAATAACCTAAAACCTCCCTAACAAATCTCCTACTCGTTGCATTTAACTCTTTAGGAACAAAGGGTGAATTGTTTGTGTAGTACTGGTATATCGTTTGAAGGTGTTTTTTAGTTAGTGATTTATTCTCAGCAAAATTAAGGAAGTGTTTAAGATAGTATAAAACAGGCTGGGCATACATAACCATTCCGTATATAGCATCTTTATCTTCCATATCTCTACTAAACTGAACAAGAGTCGATTCATCTAAGTTATATTCTTTTAGTTTGGGTTTCATGGATTCCAACTTTTCCGTAAGCTCAACTACTTTATTAGCTAGGATATCAGGATCTGTCATAAACTCTTCTGGCTTAACCTCTCTATCTTTAACTAGTAATTGAGCTAATCTTGCTGCAGCTTCCGCTTCTTCTCGTGAGGCTTGTTCGCTTACTAAACTGGCATTAGCTTCACGATTAGAAAAGTGGTGATAGTATTCCATTATAATCATCGCTCTATTAATATTGTGTAAAAACTCTTGCCTTTTCTTTTCTCTCTTTGTCATATTTTTAATTCGCACTTTTTAAGAAATCATCAATATTCTTTTCAGCTACCTCTTTCCTATTAACATCTCCTAGGGATTCTTCTGGACTTAACCGATCCCACTCAATCCTCAACTCTTCAAGTCTATCTCCACCAGCCTCTAAATATTCCTCCCAAGTCAAACTTCCACCTTTCTCTATTGCTAGGTTGAATATCTCATAGTCTAACTTGTTATATTCTTTTCTTATTTCATCTAGTGTCATGTTAGTTGTTATTTCAAACCTCTTAATACGTTCTCTAAGTCCTTCATTTTATTAATAGCCTCTATGGAAACCTCAGGATTTAGTTTGTTCCATTCGCTTCTCAACTCCTCAAGTCTATCGCCACCTAAAGTTAAGTATTCTTCTCGAGTCAAAGTTCTACCCTTATCTTGAGTTGCTTTGAATATTTCTCGATCTAATTTATCATACTCTTTTCTAATCTCTTCTAACTCTGCCGCTTTCTTTATCTCATTCAACTTATTTAGAAGAAACTGTTTACCCTTAGCTGTAACTAGAGTTTGAATTCCAGTCATTCCATTGGTTTTATTCACAAAGTCTCTCATTTCGAAAATACCATCCTTAACGTACTTAGAATACGGCCTTAATTGACCAAATTGATCTCTATATAAATATCTCTCCCTCTCTAACAAACTTATAAACTCCTGCTCTTTCATAATGTTGAACTCCTTGGCAGTATCTCTAAGATTAGTTAGGTAGCCGATATCTACGAATTGATCATAATAATCTGCTTTAGGTTTTAACATTTCGATCTCTTGTCTAGCTTCTTTAAGTTTACTAGCAAGTCCAATAATAAGATCGGGATTAGTTAGTATATTTTCAAGCGTAGTTGGGGTGGCAGTAAAACCAATAGTTAGTAATTCCTTAATTCTATCGTTGCACCAAAGCTTGAAGTCTACAGATAACCATTGAGCGAAGTCTAAAGCTAAGTCTTCACACATCTAAGTTCCCTGTTCTCCAAGACCTCCTTTAACTACTTTTATGATTGGATTTTCAACATTTGCTAACTCATTGATACTCAGCGAGGCGTGATTTTCCGTTTCGCCTATTGATGGGCTTTTCCGAAGGTACAGTGCTCTCACTAATTCTTCGGTTGTAGACTTGTTTAAGTAGTCATTAATTCTCTTATTTGGAAAAGCTTTAATCATCTGGGTTGCATTAATCATTACACCATCTTTTCCTGTTAATTGAAATGTTACCTCCTTATTATTGTACTTATATACTTTATTTTCTGTCATGATTTTATATTTTATTAAGTTTGTTATATTTATTTCCTAACTAACCAACTAACTGATAATCAGAATTACGGGATTTTCTCGCAATTTAACCACCTCACTACTTAAACAAAATTACGCAATGACCACCTTCTACTAAATTAGGTTCGGTGTGGAAATTCTCGTGGAAGTACTTTTTATTGACTAACCATTGATCTGATGTATTATTCTCACTAACGGCTATCATGTCTCCAATTTTAGGACTTCCACTTTCTAAATCAGCATCACTTATTGAGACTGTATAAGCTTTTGTTTTATCTGTATATATTACTCCAAGCTCATTAAACTCATCGATATCCTCTTTAGTTACAATTCTTAGGAGCGCAGGTTTAGTTCTTCTCTTATATTCCGAAAACATTAATACTCTACCTTTTACCATAATCTTTGCTTTTAAATACTATCTTCTCGGGACACAAACGATTCCACATAGTTTTTAGCTCTTCAATCCTACTTCCTCCCTCAGCTAAATATTCATCCCATGTTAGTGTCCCTCCTTTACTTTTACACAGGTTGACCAACTTACCATTCAACTCTACCCATTCTTTTCTTATCTCTTCTAAATCCATAGCTTATCTTACCTAAACCCAACTTTCTTTGAATCTCCCGTAACTTCAGTCTTCTTATCATTATAAATCTCAGCTAATGTATATTCCTCCTGTTCTAACTGTAATGATGGGTTTAATTTTAATGCTTGTTCTTTTGTAAGTGGTGTGAATTCTAAAGCATCAAAACATCTACCAGGTCTAGTTAATGCTGGGTCTATTGAGTTGAGATTTTCTAAGTTAGTTGTGATAATGATTTTCTTTTTCTTATTTGACAGTATCCCATCCCCTAAGTTTAAGAATTTCTGCATCACGTGGTTATCGTTCTTAGCTCTATCTTTAAGTAATGTATCAGCATCCTCTAGAATAAAGAAGCGTGACTTAGAATCTTCCATAAACTGAGCAAACAAAGAATCATCATAAAGCAGCTCGTAATTGTAAGAAACCACCGGTGTACCTTTTGTATGATTCAGTAAAGCTTTAATAAACGAACTCTTCCCTAATCCCGGCTTACCATATAATAGAAGAACATTGGCATATGAGCTCATAAATCTATCAAAGTAATCCTCAAGTTTCTCTCCTCTCAAAAATGGGTAAGAATCAGTTGTAGGTATATTGTTAGTGTTTACAGGAATTGTTACATACTCGTTCTTGTTATAATACCACTTAGCATTTACTCTAGATTTCCCAAAGTTTTCCTCTAACTCATCCGCTACTTTCTTTACAAAGTATTCATCACCTGCAATCATAACATCTGAAGACTCCTCGTAAATATTATAAGAAGCCATCCCTTTATTGTCTTTGTAAATTATAACTCCTGAATCATCATCCTCTAAGTATTTTTCAGCAGCAACTTCACGAGATTTAAAGAAGGCGGTTAACTCATCTCTGTCATCTCCTCCTACATTTAACCTTATTGATTTTGTATGTAGTCCTCCGTTATTAAATTTCTCGTTTATCCAGTTGTATCGTATCGCTGCTGCTATTGAATATACTGATACGGATAGGCTTGTATTTATTTCCATTTCTCCTTTGTGATATACTTCTTTTTGTATGTTGTTAATCTTAATTCCCATTATCATTTGAGCTGTACCTTCATCTATACACTCTGGTGACAACTCATGATTCGATATTTTTACTTTCACATTTTATTTTAAGTTTAACTGCAGAGGCTCACCCTATTTAGTAAACCCCCGCAAAGTTAATCATTTTATTTGGTCATGCCTATAAACTTCTGAACTATTTTTATTTGGAACTCATTGTCGGATACTGGATTATGTGCTTCCTTGTTCATAAACTCAGCGTATCTATCTTTTCCTAATAGTTTCTTCACGGTTCTAACATCACAAATTTGTCTATGGCTCCACGGAATAGGACGACCAACTTGCTTATACATATCCTCTAGAATCTTAATATCAAACTGTGGAGGATTAGACCATATTCTTAGTTCATCTTGCCCATCCTCTAAATCTGAAATAAAGTTGGAAAGGAGAATCATATAAGCGTCTAAATCTGTTCCGTTAGTTGGTTTTGCTACAGGGTTTATAGTTTGTTCAGACCACCAGTTCCAAGTTTCCTGAGAGATTGTTCTTCCCATTTTTAGTTGAGATTCTATAGGTAGGTGGTGGAAATAAATCTTCTCTCCTATCTCCGTCTCGTTAAAAGGTGTAGCTGCAATTGATAATACAACGGAGCATAAGTCAGTCCCGAAGGTTTCAATATCAATCATCAAGTTGTCGAATTTCTTTACGTTGTTACTTTCTGTATTCATCTTTAAAATATTTGTTAAGGTTTCTGTTAAATAATCTAAGTCCTCTCTTTTTTATTTCATAGGATAGTTCCCGGTTGTTGACATTAAGAAGGAGTGAGAGGTATCCGAGGGAAGTTAAATCTCCATTATGAGTCAAGTGTGTATAGATTTCATTTGGCTTCACAAGTAGGTAGTTTCCTTTCTTAATGTAGGTTATTTCTTTTAGTGCCCCGTAGTTGACCGCTGAGTTGCTTTTAAATAAGGTCATCGGTACTACATTCACAATTCGGTACATGTCATAAGGTTCATAATCGTAAAGCTCTGGGGGTAGGTTTGTGAGTTTGAATCTAGAGACTAATCGTATACCATCTGGCTTTGTTTCAATTAGTTCTTTTAAAATTTCCGCAGAGTCTAGTTCAGGATTATTAATGACATGTAAAGCTCCAGTAAATCCTTCATTATTTATACCGAATCTATCTGGAGGTCTATCGAGGTATTTGGTTTCTATTTCTTTTAGTATCATGTTTTAGGGATTAGAATGGAAGTGCGTCTAGTGGATATAAATCTTCGTCGTAATCAGAAGGGTAGTGAAAGGCTACTAAATTAACAAACGCCTCTTCTACATCTGGAACCTCAGCTTCTTTTCTTCCTAAACCATTGACAATATCCTTCACCATGCCTTTTCCTTCGTTATCTACATATTTAGCTCCAGATTTGACATAAGCTACACTTTCTAAATCAAACCCCCTGTCTTCTAGTATTGCTTCGAGAGTTGTTATCTTTATTCCAAATTCCTCAGCTATTTCATCTAAACAATATAACCGGTACTTTATTAAATCTTCAGCTAGTAGTTTATTTCGATTAATTAGATGATTTACCTTATTTCCTAGAGCCTTATTAATTTCCTCTAAGTTGTTTTGATTATTTTGGATAGCAGGTTTTTCTTCTACCATCGAATATTGTCCTGTTTCTCTTAATGATGGTAATATCTCCTCCACAACCCAATCTTGAAACTTTTCTGCAGATGGTAAGGTAGACTTAATAACTAGCCTGTAAAAATTAGTTTCCTCTATAAATATTAGATCGTACTTACCATTATTTAATCGGCTATTCAATCTGTGTTTAATCGTTTTGCTCTGCCTACAATGATTCTTCACCGCATTAGATGGATTTTTAAAACCTAAAGCCTTCGCTACATCTACTCCAGCTATCCAAGTTTTTCCATTAGTATCTACAAACACTCTAAGTTGTCCAAATTCGTTATTCTTAAAAATTGATTCTATTTCTTTTCTCATAATTGTAGTTATTTTAAAGTTATTATATTTGTTGAGTCCTTTATTTATCAAGATTATTTGAGCATACCGCATAGAGGGGTCTTCAAAAATCTCCATATTCACCCCAGTATTTTACTTCTTTAAACATCAAAAATCACCAAGTTAAACACTGAGGGATCCATAACTTCTCCAATTAAATCACTCTTAAACCAATGTATCGATAATTTAATAGTTGGATCGTAAGTTTTCTCAGCTTTCTCGGTTGATGGATTTAGGAGATCTTTAGGTGCAGATACGGAGTTAAATCTAGGGGTTATTTCTTGAAGCAGCTTTAATGTATCTAAATAAGCCTTACTCTGGAAAAATAACCTCTTTAATTCTTCCTTATTTATATCCTCTTCCTCGTTCAGTTGATATAAATAAGAGACTCCAAGTGCTTTCTTTAATTTAAGTAGCTTGTCTTGGAATCTTATGTAGTATCTTTGTTTACCGTAGTCAATGGGATACTTAACAGTGTGCTTGTAGAGATGTGGGTTGTGTTTCTCTCTAATGTACTCCTCTAGATTTAGTTTTAGTTTATTTAATCTCTCAATCGTTATCATTCTCCTTTAATCTTTCGTCTAATTCTTTACAAACTTCTAAGGTAGCTTCATAGGCTGGATTATCAAACATCCCTAGAAACTCAACAATTCTCTCCCTAATAAACGGACCACACTCTTTCAAATAATTAATCATAGCTGGAGTTAGGTTGATCATCTTTTTGCTATTGGAGTGATGAGATCTTAAGGTGTTTAATCCTGAGAAATATGAGTCTGAGAATAATCGGGTGGATGAAATTGAAGAGAGGAATCCTGAAAAGTCATTGTCATCTCTAGAAATTAATCTTGGCGGTATTACTTTTTCCATGTCATTTCGGTTTTAATAATTTCACTCATGAGGTTTTTCACACAGTTCTAGCTTGGATTAGTATTTAAAGGATTGATTGTTAGGGTTTTGGAAATCATATGCTCTTATAAAAAAAAAATACGCCAGAGTTAGCTGACGTATCTTAATTCTGCTACTAAAGTATTAATGATATCGAATGCAGGTCTAATTAATCCACACCTTTCAATTTTATCAATCTTAGATTCTCTGGTCGTTATGCTTTCTATTTCATTAACCTTAAATCCATAATTGTTTTCCAACCTTTGATATACTTCTACCCATGCAGCAGTTATGTGAATCTTGGCTAATTTACTGTAATCTAAAATCAAGTTATTCAATTCAACTCTACATTGCGCATTATTAATTGGTTGTAGTCTTAAATATTGAACTGGGGCTATAGACTTTATTGGTTTGTAAGTAGTGGGTGAGGATTGGTTATTTTGGTTGATTAGGATTTGATCAAGTTTGCTGTCCATTTTATTAATTCTATCAATAACCAGTTCCATAACTCTCCTCATTGAATTAGCAAAAATCCTTTCAACATTTTCTAAGTACTCAATTACTTTTCGCCTAACTAGTTTTGACTCCCTTAATAATACCTGTTTTGCTTGAGATATAGTTAGTTCAAAATAAGGATCTTTCTTATGCCCTCCATTAGGTAACTCTCTGATTCTGAACGATTGCAAAATTCTCTGCTCTTGTAAATCTTCATCCCCATCCCCACTAAACTCATCTCTAATAATGGATAGTAAAGTTCTGTGAGCTAGTTTCGATTTCTTAGAATCAAGACTTCTAAATAAATTAATTTGGTTAAGTAATTCAAAGCTAGATATTGTAGCTTCGCTTCCGAAGTCCATTGCAATTAGTTGGTTATTCATAATTTCTGTATTTTTATTTAGTTATCATAGTAATTTAGATAAACGTTCTCTTAGTAGCTCTCCTACACCTTTATTATGTATCTTAAAAAGTATTCGGATCCACTGAGGTCTAGTTAGTACGAATTGAGCTTGTTTTCGATTTCTAGAATCCCTATACATCTCTACTTCAACATGTTCCTCTTCCGGAGTACCTTTCTTAAACACCTCCCATATGTAGTCAGTTATTTGGTCATGGGTTTTACCTCTCTTAGGAGTATCTTTAGCCAACTTAGCGTAATAATTAATTAGTTCAGTGATTTCTAGGCTGGTTAAGTTTTCTTTGTTTTGGATTTTTACCTCTACTGGGTGTAATTCAAAATTAATCATAATTGTTCTATTTTTAAATTCTACTTTGCAAAGGTAAACAAATTTTTATAATAACCAAATATTTTTATAACTTTTATTTATTACCAAATTTATAACTGAGATTACATATTTTTCTGGCTATCTAATTATGAATAAATCTAGCCTCAACCAAAAACCATAACATTCAATTTAAGGTACCATATCTTCGATTTAAGACACTTTCTCTGTTTTCTAATATAATTATACCACTTTAGTTATTTGAATTGATTTTTGATGGGTTTATGAGAGTCATGTATTGTAACTTACTGATTTATAGACTTTAACAAAAACCGCCCCATGTTATAAAGAATATTTAATATATTATGAGAGATTCGCTCCGTTACACTTCGCTCATGAAAATTAACTAAAAATTGAAAAAGTAGAGCTAAATAGTTAAAACCTTAAAAATCAACCCATTAGCTTACCTATTTATTTAACTAACTGAAAATCAATGAAATATAAACCTACCCATGTTATAAAGAATATTAATATTATTATAGTGTCGCTACGTTTCACTTCGCTCCAACTGAGTCTAACTTTTGGATTGAATTAATTTTTTTTTTTTTAGTTAAGGAGTCGGAGCCGTAAGGGCTCCTCCGATTCAACCAAGAAATAGTTAATCTTTTTTTTTTTGATAATTATTTTAGTTAATCTGGGGAGGGCTCTGACCGACCCTCCCAGTTGATCCAAGAAAGGGTTATATCTTTGTTCAGTTATTTCCCGATACAACTCCTCTCAGTTTATTTAAGGTTTAACTAGTCAACATGGGTTACTTTTTAAAACGAAAGATAAACCCTATTTTAACCAACTTCTACCTTCAACTAATACAAACATACTACTCAGATATAGATAATCGATTTTTGATACCTCTACGAAGCTCTAAAGAAGTTTTATCTATTTTCCTCTTAACTCAACTATTCGATTCCACCTCCTTTCAGTTAATTTCTGGTTTATCTAATCAACATGGGGCGCTTTATTGTTAAGCCTTTATTCATCAGCATTTTCAGAGACTGTTTAAATTATACCCAAAAACCTACCCCCAAATTTTAACCTAAGCCTTTTCTAATTTTCTCTTTTTCAGTTCATTTTACCTACAATCCCTTTATTCATCGAGGTTAGCAAAGATTCAACGGATTTTCAACAACTTCTCATAGCCAAAAAATACCCCGATTTGACCACGAGTTGGGAAGCAAAGCCTTATATATGAAGAAAGAAAACCAAAAACTAAAAGAGATGGCTAAAAAGAAAGGGACAGATTATATCCAAGTTGATGATTTTAGTTCTGCCTCCCTTGATGAAGTTGATCTAATTAGAGGGAGAATGAATGCAGTTGATCCAATAAAGAAGGACTCAATTACACCTATAGTTTTTACAGCAGACTCACCATCACAGTATCAATATGGAAAGGTAACAGCTGAAACACTAGACTCAATAAAAGACCTATACATATCCTACAACCAAAAATACGGACTGAATATAAACTTAGAAGTGGAAACAATAATGTCAAACTTCAAGAGTATAATCGATCCAAAAGAGTTACAGGTATTTGAGGTTTATTTGAGTGAGGCTTATTCCAGATTCAGATTAGTAATTTACCAGAGACTTATGATTACTATAGCTGGACTTGTAGATGAGATTAGTAAGCCTTTAGGTAATGATGTTCCGATTCAGGATAGATATGTAATGATAGACAAACTTCTGGATTACATGACTAAGATCAACCAGGTATATGAAGAAATTAAGATAGAGCATTCAGATGTAGAGCTTCAAAGATTGTCAGGAGAGATTTCTAGAGGTGATGATAAACTTAGACTTACTGGAAAAGATGAGGCAACTATGGGAGTGCTAAGAAAACTGAATGAAACAATACTAAACGAGAACAAAGAATAAAATAAATAATAAAGAGCAATGGCAAAGAAGATTATCAGACATTCATATATACCAGATACGAGTGTTTACCAGAGCTCACTAGAAATAGAGGAGACTAAACAAAATAACGATAATAGTCAGACCCCTCAACCAGAAATCACAGAAGAAGAGGATAAGCTTGATTCCACAGTCTCTCTCATCAACAATAGGTTTCACTTGGATGAGTCGGTAATGATTGTTTATGACCCGATTAAAGACGATCTAATTATATCCGCTAGGGAATGTAACTCTGGTGGTGGATCTAATTCTCAGGTTATGCAAGAGTTGGCTAAGAAGCTGAATATAGATGGTACAAACTTAAACTATGCTGTATTTTCTTCATTCCTAGCTAACAAAGACTTTACAAATGTTGATCTATCTTACCTTAAAAATATCCTTGAGTTAAATCTATTAGCTAAGAAGGATGGTTCAGATATCGACATTGAAAAAATTAAAGAAAGACTGGGGGTTATAAATAATTCTCAACCTTCAGGAGTAACTAGAGATGAGCTTTTAGATGCAATCAGAAGCCTAGCAAGTAAAAGTGGTTATGATATTGATGTAGAAGTTTTAAGAAATAGACTTGGAATAGATACCACAGTTTTAGCTAAGGTTGATGCAAGTAATATTGATGTGAATACTTGGAGATCAGTCTTAGGTATATCAGATGACTCACTAAATTCACTAATCACAAACTTTCAAGAACTAAAGAATAACTACAGCTCGGGAGAAGGAATAAATACATCATCATGGGCTATTAAGTTAAGATACGCTGATGGTGAGGCTTTTAACAAACTTAAGGATACAGCAGAGGGAGTTAATGTAGATAATTGGAGAAGCAAACTAAATATTCCAGATACAACTAACCTGACTGATAGAAATGACCTAAATACACTCAAAGGAGATATTCAATTAGACTTAAGACAGAAAGCTGGAGTTAATGGTGAAAATATCTCAGTTACACTTTGGAAAGATAAGCTGGGTATTTCTGACATTGATAAACTAGCTAATAAGGATGCATCAGATATAGACGTTGAAGCGCTTAAGAGGAGGTTAAATTTAGGACTAGAAGAATTAGCTAAGAAAGATGGAACTGATATTGATGCTGAAAAGTTAAAGGAAAGATTAGGATTAAATGAGCTTAAACAAAATGCAGAAGGGATCAATGTAACTAAGTGGAAAGAGGTTTTAAATGTAACAACACCACCACCAGCAGTAGATCTTAATCCAATCCTTAAAGCAACTTCTAGTGAGATCGATGTAGATGCTTGGAAAAAGTTACTCTCTGAAGATACAGTTTCGGGAGATGATTTCGAATAACTAAACTTGGAGAGAAATGGCAGAGAATAAAATAAAGTATAAATTAATAAAGAAATCGGGGACATCACCTACACCAGGAAGTACAGGAAATGACCCACATACGATATACATACATCAAACCTCAGAAACAGAAGCTAAATCCCTTATCACTGACTCAAAAGGTAAGGCTATAGCTATTGTAGGTGGAGCTGGGGGTGGTAGTTCAAGTGTTAGTAGTTCCTTAAAAGATATAGTAGCTGAAGGAGATTATGCAGGAAAGCCAATACAATTCTACTACGGTTCAAATCCAAAGAAAGGGAATAATAGTGCTGCAATAGGTGCTTACTACCCTTCTTATGACTTTGGATTCGGTACTTATAAGGAAGAGAAGATAAAAACCAGAACTAACACATTTAATACTTGGGTAGGAGTTGGAGCAGCAAATGAACTAACATCAGGTAAACACAATACTTACTTAGGAGCCTACGCAGGGAATAAACAGGTATCTGGAAACAATAATACATTCATAGGGGTAAACTCTGGGACTAACTTAACAGAGGGGACATCCTTAACGATTATTGGAGCAGATGCAGGAAATGGACTTCACACAGCTGCAAGAAAAGGAAAAGATGATATAACTGGAATTTCACCTATATTTGAGGATTATTTTACAGGGAAACAGAAATGGGCAGCTCCAGACTTATTCAACTTTAATACTGAGGATAATACAATATCAGCTAATGTAGCATCCGTCTTAATTGGTTCCAAAGCTCTATTAACAGCAAGTAGCACTAGGGTAGTTGGGAGTGTATTTATAGGTTGTGCTTCAGGGGTTAACATGCAATACAGGAGTTATAACAACTTAGTAATCGGTAACTTCAACTTCACAGCTAGAGGGTTAACTAATTTGGCTAACTCTATAATTATAGGACAACATATTAATATACCCGCTGGATCCCAAGATGGACTACTAGCTATACATAACTCAAAAACAACAAGAACCGACATTTCACAGAGTTTGATCTATGGTAACTTCAATGATAGATTCCTAACGATCAACGGTAAGCTTAATTTAAATACAACCTACACACTAGACCTTGCAGATACATCCAGAGCTAAAGTAATGGTAATAAATCACGATGGGTCTGTGAATGTAGTACCAATGGATGCTGTAGGTGAAAAGACTGCCCCAGCTCCAGTTCCAAATGCGGTAAACAAACTAGCAGCTAAAAAGTTATCATTTGTAGGTGACTCTATAACTAACTTTGGAGAAACCTCAACAGAATATAAAACTACTACAGGATATACATTTAACGATACGTGGGTCGGTCAGTTATTACAGCTTACAGGAGGAACTAAAGGAAGTATAGACGCTATCTCAGGTACAACAATGCAGGCTACTCAATTAACTGATGGGTCTTACTATAATGTTACTTTAGGTAGAACCGAATTATTAGCAGAGGATAGCGACTATATCTTTATATTAATGGGAGCTAATGATTTAAGGAATGATGGAAATGCGGGACACAGCAACAACTTAGGAACAATTAAACCAAAAGGAAGTCTAGGAACTTGGGATAATAATAACGTTAATTTCAGAGAGTTCACAGGAGCTTACCAATTATACCTAGAGAAGATACTTAAGAGACACGCTAAGGCAGAGGTGGTTCTTCTTACCCCAATCAAAGCGTTTAGTGCAGGAACAGAGTTAGATTTAAGTCCAGCAGTAGATAAATATGCAGATAGGGTAATTGAAATAGCGAAACTCTACGGACTTAAATATATCGATACAAGAGAGGTAGGATTTACAAACTTCAACCATCAATTATACTATTCAGATGGACTTCACCCTAATAAAGCTGGTCATAGAAAGTTAGCTAGATTTATTACAGAGAAGATTTTAGAGTTTGGAGTAGTTTCAGGTGGAGGTTCTGCAGTAGACGGATACTCTAAAGCTCAAGTTGATAGCAAAATAGAGAATATCGTAATAGGAATAAACAACCTAGCAAAAGGAACAGCTACACCTATGTTTACGCCTAACTCAGCTAAATCAGGAACAGCCCAAGTTTTATCAGATGCTACAGGTTACTTTGTTAGATATACACCAGCTTCAGATACACCAGTTGGAGTTTACGGATTCAATATGGGTAATTTAGAGAAGATACCAGATACTAACAAAGGGGGCTACTCTATATCAATGGACTTTAGACACTCTCACACAAGCAGCATAACAATCTGGGGTCAAAATGTACCACCTAATGTTTGGACTAGACTTAAGAGAGAGAATTGGGTTAATGAAACAGATTGGAGTGGATTTAATGCGAATGTACCAGGATTAGCTATAGATGTAAGAAAGTATAAGATTGAAAGAGGAACAAAAGCTACTGAATGGCAACCACATGTTTCTGAAATAAAATTAGGAGTAGATGATTATGTAATTGACAGCTGGTTCCCTTGGGGTAATAATTTAGATATTTCAAGATTAGGAGCAACAGAGCCAGATGTACAAACTGTACTAATCAGAAACATACCGAATATAGATAACATTTTGGAGGTTCAAGAGTTCACTGTAGTATACGATAACAACACTATAGTAAGAACGGCAAACCCTCAAGATGCACTAATTCAAAAGAACGGAGTAAACCACCTTAGATTACCAGAGAAGGCTGATGTGTTTTCTAGAAGAGGTGTTAATCCAAAGAGAGTATACATAAAAGCAATCCTCAAATAAAAGAATGATAGCAATAAGATCAAATAAAGAACTGTTTTTCGGTGAGGCTAAATCGGGATTTATAAGAATGGAGATAGAAGAGATCATAAACAGACCCTCTACCCAAACTTATACCCTTAGAATTGTCGATACATGTTTTAAAGAGATAGAAGAAGAAGTAGAAGTTTGGAATGAGACTGAGGGAGTGATGAAAACAGAAAAGATTAAAGATGAGCGTATACAAGGACATAAAACTCGTTACGTTAGTTATTCTTATGATCAGGTTAAAATACTCGCTGAAGTTCTTAAACTAAATAAATCTAAATTCCCATCTGAAGTAGAGTACATTAACGAGCTTTTCAAATTAGGACTACTTATCGTTACGCAGAAAGAGTGTAAAGAAAGTTTAGCTGGATATGAAAACAAGGGGATGTATTTAAGTGAAGCAACCGATTGGGAGTTAGAGAAATAATCCAGACTCCTCCAAAAATAATATAATAAAATAACAGATAGGCATGCCGTTAAATAATTTTTCACATAACTACCGTCCATCGCCAACTCCACAACAACCTCAAGTACCACAGCCTCAACAGCCAAGTGTACCGGGGAGAGTGGATAATGACAATAAGGACTCAGTAGTTTCATTAAAGAACAATAGATTCCACCTTGATGAGTCTGTTATGATCGTCTACAACCCAACAAAAGATGATCTAGAAATAAAGGCAAGAACAGGGGGAGTACAAACTATAAGCCCTTCAGTTAATCTAGTAGCAAGTAAAGCTGACGTAGATCCAAGCAAAGAGGGTGTATATTATAAAAGAGTAGCAGATAAGGTAGAGGAAGTTTATGTAGTTAAAGAAGGAGTTATTTATACACTTAGCATCCCAACTACAGATAATAACACTCCACAGCCAGTTCCTACTCCACAACCAAATGTACCACAACCACAACCAACAGAGAAGAAAGAGATAGAACTTATTACTTCAGAGTCACAGGTTAGTCTTGCTGATACTGGTGATAAGGTATATTTCCTACTAGATGCAGTTTCACATTCAATTAAGAAGATTATAGCTGTATTAGGTGGACATAGATTTGATCATACACTAGCTGCACCAGAACCTCCAAAAGAGACTGTGTTTATAGTGAATAGTAAAGATGAAATCGACAGAGCTAAGGACGGTACATATTACGTTAAGAATGCACAGGGAGATTTGACTGAGATATATGTAGTAAAGAACACTCAGCTTATCACATTTAAACCATCAACAATAACTAACCAAAGAATCGGAACATGGAGTATATAGTTAGCGAATTACCAAGTGTACTAGAACCAAGCTCAACTTATTTTGTTCAATTACCAGAAGCAGGGGTTTTCAATATGTATGTAACCGATTCAACAGGTAGGGGCATACCACTAGGAACCATTGAAAGAGCTTATAAGGTAAAGAACAATTTGGGTCAACCTAGTAACGAACAAATTTTTAAGATAACGATTGATTTAGAAGAAGGAATAACAGAACTACCTGAAAAGTGGCTTCCTAATTTCCGTTCTATAAATCCAATCAACTATACACATATTAAATTACCAAACTCACTAGTAAACCTTAAAGACTACTCACTTGAAGGATACCCACTTACTAGATTCGAATTTCCAACAAACTGGGCACAAGGAACTAGAACTTACGGGAAATACTTATTCAAAGGGTCAGCTATTTCAGAAGTACCTAGAGAATTAGAAGGTAAGCTTACAGAGGGAATGTTCATGGATAGTAAGGTGAGAACTATACCTGCTAACACAACTGATTTCCCTAAGAATGTATTTAAAGGAGCTGAGATTACTGAAATTAGAGATGTAGCAGGAAGTTGGAATCCAGGAAGCGTGACCCTACATCAAGGAGCATTCCACGGCAAATTCCCAGTAACAAGTATTCAAAGTGAGATTTCTATAGCAAGTTGGGAGGGAGGTTCTATTTATGCAGATATTGATACGTTTGACTTAAATAGATACTCTTCACTAAACCCATCTTCACAGGCTATTTCACCGTTTGTATCAGGAAGTAAAGTTAAGAGATATGTTACAAGTACTATTTCTAACTCTTATACAGATGAACAAACGAAAGGAGTAGAGATTGAATTACTAGATCTAAGCGGTTCTCATTCAATTAACTTAGAGAATGCTCAGACTAAACCAGCTCTACAAAACGTTAAGAAGGTTAAATTCCCGACTACAATGACAGAGTATCCAGACTTTAGTTCAGTAGCGAATTTTAACTCAGGAATTATTTACGATGTTGAGAAGAGTGATTTAGCGAGAATTACAAAGATTGACTCAAATAACGGTAGATTCGACTTTACAGGAAGCTTAGAGTTACCGTCTACATTCCCAGGAGTTAGTATAGGGAATTACGGAAAGATAACAGATATTACAGCAACTAATAAGTCTCAAGTAGAAAAGATGTTCATGTACTCAAGTAGTGTTGTAATAAATGAACTACCACTAGAGGCTATTAATATCAAAACCACGGGGACTACTACCTCAAGTGAAGATATCTTATTACTACAGGCAGCTACTTATAAATTAACGACTCCAAATGATCTTACAAGCAAAATTAAGAAGATTAGTGGGACAGTTAATCTAAGTAAAGATACAATTCCAAGCCAATCATTTACGGAAGATCTTTCAAGTCACCCACTAGATGAATCAATTAATATAGATGGACTTAAGTTTGTGGTAAAAGATAATAGCCCAGCTGCAGGTTCAGTAGATAAATTGATAGATTTCTTCCAAAGGGATAGTAATGTAGGTAAATTATTAGATGCTAGTGAAACGGGAGGTAAAATAGTTTTTGGTGCAGGAGGTTCATTCTATAATCTACCTAATCCATATATTACAGATAAGCTTCTTAAGGAAATCAATGAGTCTACTACAATCACTCATGTAGAGGTATTCCCAACTTCTTCGGATAGTAGCGATAGAAATTATCAACATGCAGTATTCTCTGGGTTATTAAAAGGACTAAAGTATACTAAAATGACTGCTGCTAAGACTGGAGAATATAATGGAGATAATGTAGATACAAATTTGGGCAGTGTTTTAGAAGCAGCCGCAGAAGCTAATTATAATGCAGGTAAAATGGTACTACACTTGCCAGATTACACCATGACTTACGATCAGCTTAAGAACTTTACAACCATATTCCACAAAGGAGAAACTTATAGCAACTCAGACCTAACTATCTCAGCAGGTAGAATGTTCGCTAAAGAATCTACTGACGGATCTAAGAATAACCTTATGCCGATTAGTAGTATTAGAGTTGAGTTACCTAATTATGTGGGGATAGAAAACTTATCACTTAAGGAAGACGAAGATTGGAGTGGGTTAACGAGTATAGATGTAACCGGGGGTAATAGTTCTGATTTCACAGGATTATTTACTTACTTAACTTCAGCGCCAGCGAGCCTTAATTCTATATCACTTAAAATAGATACAACTAAGGTGGATGACTATGGAAACAATAATGCTGAGCTAAAAGTTAAACTACCAGCATGGGTTACTTCAGATAAAATTGGAGAGATTGGATTCGTTGGTGCATCTACTAAAGGGAAAATGGAGCTTACTCTAGAATACCCAGGAGTGCTTGAATTCTCTAAGTTTAAGTTCAAAGAAAACGAAAGTGATGTAATTAAAGTTCCAGCTGACCAAGTAGAAAATTATAAAGCTGCTTCAGGGTGGTCAACTATGGCAACTAAAATACAATCTATATAATGAAGAAAAAGTTAATAAGCGGACCAATAGCTTTACTCGCATCCATAATTATAGCTACGATACTTTTACCTGTAGGATTCATTTACACTATAGGGAAGTATGCTAAGGAGTGTAAAGTTAATCCGTTTCTAACCATGCTTAAGAATTTTGGACTCAGTATACTTTTTGTGATATCTTATTTATGTATGAGAGTAGCTGTAGCCATTGATATCTTAGGTAATGTAATAGCAGGGGAATTCCTAGAAGACTTTATAACCTCTAAGGAAGACACCCTATTTTCAGACCCTAACTTAACTATTTCATCTTCAACAGGTGCTTTAGAGATAGAAGGGGAATTGAATGAAACTGGTACTTGGTTCTCTAAAATATTAAGTAAAGTTCTAGGAGAGGATAACCATGCTATACTTTCTTACGCTCACTATTTAGAGTCAAAGAAGTTAGATGCTAGAATTGAAAACTTAACTAGAGAAGAACTGATAGAACTAGTTAAAAATTTGAAAACAGAAAAATAAACCCAGGAGTACAATGAGGAGAAAGATTTCGTTTAAAGGGAGTAAGTACTTCGCAGAGCTGATTGATAATACCAAGAAATCAGACGGAGGTAATATCACGATCAAAACACTAGAGGGTAGAGTCGAAGCTGAGGGACTTAAGTATTTTAATTGGTACTTTGACGGTAATCTTTCAGTAATAGAGTATAACGGTCTTCCTAAACTTTATAAAGAGGGAATACCACACCAAATGACTCTAGAACTCTGGGATAGTAAATTAGCTAAAGTAACCGACCCGAGAGAAGCTTTAGATGTGTTTTTAGGTTATTCTCCAACACGTGAACCAGAAGGATTAAATGCACGTTACGAGGATAGACAAAGACTCATCAGACAGCTTGACAAAGGTATGGACTTAGAAGATATTAAAGCTGACAATATAGAGAGGGAGAAGAAAGAGGAAGAAGCTAAGGCAATGGAGGAACAACAGCAACAAGGTCCACCAGAAGGAGAAGAAGGTTACCCTGAAGAAGAAAATTACGAAGGGGAGATGCCGCCACAGGGAGAAGGAGAGGAACAGCCGTTAGAAGGAGAAGAGACTAGACCTCAATCACTAATACTAAAGAAGGTTCGTAGTGTAGGAGATGGCAGAGAACTTTTCGAGTATCCAGACGGGGCACAAATCATACTAGGGCCAGAGACATTTGTTCCAGTAGTTAACTATAATAATCAAGCCTCAAACTTAAATCCTAAATACAACAGCTTAATTAAGAAACTCCGAGAAATCTATAGGGATATGGACTTCACTTTCACGAGTTTGTTTGAGATTAATGCAATAGAGGTAAGAGGAGAGTCCGTAGTGGATTATCAGGAGGAAATTTTAGAAACAATAGAGGAACTAGATCCAGAGTCAGAACCGTATGTATCAACTTTATTAGACGATATGCTGGTTATAAGACTCACAAATGATGTTCTGGAATTTTAAGTTAAACAATAAGTGACAACTTGGGGGTTAAACCTCTTGTTGTCCAGATAGTAAATGAATAGAGCTTATGGGAATATCAAACCACCCAGCAAGAAGTAAGAAGCCTGAGGACGAGCATTTAACAGATGAAGAACTAAGGGCTAAATATGGAGGATGGCTAAACGACCCTTTCTCTAACGATGATGTAACAGATGAGATGAAAGCACTAGCTAAGATACTCGGTTACAGAAAACTACCACCTAAGATCAGCACCTATTTAATGGATAATGACTACTTAGGGCTTAAAGAAACGGGGATGTCAGGTAAAGCTTTATACCCAGCGTGGATGCCAGTACTTGAAGATATATTCCCAACGAGATTACACATTGGACACCCTATAGTTACACTTTCATGTGCCTTAGGTTGCGGGAAGTCTACAGTTTCAACTATTATGATGTCGTATGTAGAGTGTAGAATAAACCACTTAGATAACCAAGATTTTATAAGGGGGATGACTGGTAAGGAGATGGTTATGGGGCTGGTTCACACAAAGATGGAGAAAACGATATCCGACTTTAAAGAACCACTAGCAACTATCAAAGAACAATCACCTTACTGGAAATCTGGAATGGTATCGCACAATATACTAGATTACAAGATTGGTGGGGAGAGGAACATTAAATCAATTCTAGGGGGTGACCTTATTTGTGCAGTACTTTCGGAGGTAAACTTCTGGGATAACTACGCTAGAGCTAAAGGTGCCATTGAATCACTAATAGGAAGGGTTACCGGGCGTTTTGGTCATGTTAGAAAATACTTCACTTTAATTGTACTCGACTCATCACCATCAGAATCAGGAGTATCAGTAGTTAATGACTTTCTATCCACAAACCCTGATATTTATAATGTAGAGATGAGTGAGTGGAAAGCTAAAGAACACTTACCAGGACGTTATTTTGTTGAGGGAGAGTTTTATGTTTACTGTGGAGACCAGATGAATGATCCTTTTGTGTTTCCAGATAGCTTTAAACCGGAGAACCTTGACCCTAAATTCGATAAAGATAAAGTCATAAGAGTACCTGAAGAACTTAGAGTACCTTTCATGAATAACACTGCAAAAGCTTTAAGAGACCACGCAGGAGTTACACATGAACTAGGAGGAGGTTATTTCTTTAAGGACAAATCTAAGTTATCTCAAGTATTCAACCTACCTCACTTAAATAAAGACGTTATAGAGGTGGATTTTTACGATAATGAGGACAGGATATATTCACAACTTGACACCTCACTATCTAGAATACCAAAAAATAAAGTAGTATATGTAGGACTCGACTTAGCAACTTCAAACGACTTAGCAGGTATAGCGATTGGATATTTTGACGAGTATATTTATCCTTTCCCTAATAACCCTAAGATGAAAGAGCCTACATTTATAATTAATACAGTATGCGGGATAGGAAGAAAGCCAGGACAGGAAACTTCACTCGCTAAAATAAAAGACCTGATAATGGAGCTAAATAAGAACTATGAGATTGGAGGAGTAAGTTGTGACCAGTTTCAAAGTAAGCTCTTAATGCAGGAATTAGAACACTTAAAGATACCGACAAAATACATTTCACTAGACAGAACAGATGTAGGGTATAACAACTTAAAGAACACAATTTACACTAACAGAATAAAGATACCAAGCTCTAAGTGGCTGAAGAATGAACTAACCTACTTACAATATATAGACGGGAAGATAGACCACATTTCTAATGCTAATTCAGGAGGCTCAACAGTAGCTGGGGGTGGTAAATTTAGTAAAGACCTTGCTGATGCCGTAGCTTCCTGCTTGCTTAATATGTCAGAGGATTTAGAACATGCAGCATCACTATCACTCAAATCATCCATGGGCAGACAAATAGACATGCTTCAAGGGTTGTATGCAAAGGATAGTGTTCAGGAAGATAAAGCTAGAGCAGCGCAAGTAAGTTTGATGCAGAATATATTTTAGAGATATGATAGAAGTAACAATTAAAGCTAAGAGAGATAGTGGATTTAAGCTACACTCTAAAAGCTTCACAAAGGTATTCTCTAATGATGATAATTCCGTACAATACACTTTCAGAATAGATGATAACAACAAAGAAGAAACGGTTAGAATGCTTTCCGATTCCCTTGGGTTAGACTTCCATCCAAAGAAAGAGTGTATGGTGATATTACATGACGAGATTGCCGATTCACCAGATGACGTCAAAGATAGCTACAATAGATTGATGTCAAAATTAGAGGAATACGGATATTAATATGGAGTTCAAAAAATACACAGACGAAGAGATAACCGAGCTTTTAGATAGCGGAGAAGCAAAGGTTGAAGACAGAAGATTTTCCTCTAACGTTGACTCTGAGACTGAAATGAGACGAATCCTTAAGAGTGAAGACTTTGAAGAAAACGAAGCAGAGACAAGAGAATTTGCCAGTGTAAACTTAAATATGAAGGCGATTATTGGATACATGAGCATGGACGTTAAGAATCAGTTTAGGTTCCTCATGATGTCCGTTAGAAAGTATGTTAGAAGCCTTAAACCAGATACAGCACAGAGCGAAATTAATACAGTTGTCACATATGTTTCTTCAGAGCTAACTAGGATGATAATGCTCGCTAAGAGTCAGATGTCACAATCAGGAGGAAATTTAAACACTATTCTGGGACTTTCAAGAGCGGGTTCAGGAGAGATTACTAGAATAGGTATGCAACTTTCAAAATTAATCAATAAGGCTAATCACGGATCAAATGGAGTCCTGCCACGAAACCTCACATCTCAAATCCAACAATACTACACTTTATTAGTTAATGCGATACTTGAGAAATTAGGAATAGATAAGTTACAAAGAGGAGGAGGACAACCTATAGTAAGTGGACAGCTACAAGATAGAGTTATTCTACAGTCTTTATTAGAAGGGGACAACTTACCAGAAGAGGATAATGCTATAGTGGTAATTGATGAACCGAAGAAACCAGCAAAAGTAGTAGGAATAGATGAGACTACAGAGTTTTACATTAACGACCTCGACAGTGATGATTTAGATGTAGTAGAGGAGTTTATTGAGAATTTAGATGTAGGAGCCTATTCAATGGATTATGACAACGGGCTTCTTAAGGTATCATTCTTTGACGCTATGCCTGAGGAAAAGTTAAGCCTATTCAAAAGATTCGTAGAGGACAGTGAAAATTAAATAACAAATTAAGTAAAATATTAAAACAAACCATTATAATGAGTAAATACATGAAAAGATACTTCAGTGAGTTGAATGACGGTACGGTTATCATCCCAGCTGAAAATATCTCTGCAGATCAGTTAGAGGATATCATTGATGAGGCTGCAGATAGAGTAGAAGAGGAAACAGGTTCAAGAGAGTTTGCTTCTTTATATAGAGATAACTTCGCAATGAGACTATTCTCTGAAATCGAAGAAAAAGCTAATGAAGGAGGGGAAGTTGATATCGATGCTGCTGCTGAAGATGCACTAGAAGATACAGCTGCTCAAGTTGAAGAGGCTGAAGAAGCTGAAACTAAAGCTCAATCTTTATACTTAGCTGGAATTGAAGCAGGTAGAAGAATGTTCGCTGAAGAATTAGAAGATATTGAAGGAGATATCGAAGAGGAGCAAGAAGAAGTTAAACAACAAGCTTACTTAGCAGGAATCGAGGCTGGTAGAAGAATGTTCTCTGAGGATTTAGATGATGTTCTTGAAGGTGATGTTGATGGAGACGAAGATGAAGTAGAAGCTGTGGTTGTTCAATCTAAACTTGCTAACACTTACTGGAATGTATGGACTAGAACTTTCTCTGATGCTAAGGCTGAAGGTGCTTCTGACCAAGAGGCTGCTGCTGAGGCTACTGAAGAGGCTTCTCTAGCTACTGACATTGCTGATGAAACAAGTGAAGACGAAGAAGCTGAAACTAAAGTACAATCTTTGTTTAACGCTAACCCATACCTAGGAGCATTCGTAAGAGCGTTCTCTGAGGCTAAAGAAGAGGGAGCTAATGACGAAGAAGCTACAGTAGAGGCTGCAAAAGCTGCACTTGACGAAGCTGGAGTTCCTAACGCAGAAGTTGCTGATGAAGAAGTAGAGGCTGTTAAAGTTCAATCTTACATTAGAGCGTTCTCAGATGCAGGACTTGAGTTCACAGGAGAAGATTTAGCTGAA